GGAAGCGATGGAAGAAGCGGCCCGAGTAATTGAGGCTTTGAAGCCAGCGGAATACGGGAACGGAACGATTGTCCGCTTGCGTCGAGCACACGCCGCCCTCTCCGCTCCCTTGCCGAAGGATGCGCAGCCCGAGCCGTGGCGCATTGGCAGCCCGCCAGAAAAGGGATGGTACGACACTAAGCGCGACACCGATGGAATCGAGGTAACCCTGTGGTGGAACGGTAAGCGGTGGAAGGCCTCGCCACACAGCCCCGAAGGCATCTGGTTGGATGAGCGCCGGAAGTACAGACCGGCCACCACCCAAGCAGCACAAGACAAGGAGCATGGGCATGACTGACGCAGTGCGCAGGGAGTTTGAAGAGTGGCAGGCGCAGCAAGACCCACGCAGCTACCCGAAGGAGCGACAAGCGTTCGAGGCTGGCTACGCCGCAGGCCGAGCAGCAGCGGAAGCGGATAGGGAGATGATGATGCAACTGAAGCGGCAGAACAAAAAGCTGCAGCAGTCCCTCGCTTACGCAGAGAGTCAGGCATCAGAGTACCGCGCCAGATATGACGCGCAAACGAACGGGCTTCGTAGGGTCATGGCAGAACTGGCAGAGGCGCAGAAGGATGCGCAGAGATGGCGGGAGTTCTGCGCGTCGGTCAAACAGGCGCTCGCGGGTGGCTTTGGATATGCGCCGCTATGGGGTGAAGACGAGCGCCTATTTGCCAATATCATTTCGCAGCGTCGCGGAGAGGGCCAAGTCAAGGTGGAATTCTGGTACGACGCGCCGAACGAGATCATAAATGACCTGGACGCCGCCATCAGTGCTTTAACGGGAGCAGATAAGAACGGGCCGGAACCGGCCCAGCTTGAGGACGTGAATCATGCAGTACCCAGTAAAGAGCGAAGCGGTGATGGCAATCTGCCGGACACGATGGGCAGGCCAAATCGAGTGGCCGAAAGTTGACCCGTGCGAAGGATGTCCACTGCTCAGTAAGTGCGAAGACGCGCCGGAGGAATCAGGCATCGAGCCTTATCTTCTCTGGCTGGTGGAAATCAATATGGAAGCGGAACGGATTGAGAAGGAAGCGAGGAGGAATTAGATGAGCAAATTTGAGGAATCATCAATATATCAAGTCGGCATGCTTTACACGGAGCTTGGCAAACTGCTGACATTCCCGGATACGAGCCTTAATGACATTGCCGATTTCTGCGATGCACATGGGTTTAGCGTTGATTTCCTGTTCAAGACGAAGGCAAAAGAGCCTGGAGATCAAGCAGAACCAGTTCAAGCCGCATCGCAGAACAAGGATTGACGGAAGGAGATTGAGAGATGATCGTAGCTGTGAAACCGCTTTACGTACAATTGGCAGATTTGCCGAAGGTGATTTCTCTAAGCACGGCGACAATAGAGAGGGAAATCAGATCAGGTGACTTCCCGAAGCCCAGGCAAATCTCAGGGCGTCGGGTGGCATGGCTGCTTAGAGAGGTGGAAGAATGGGCAGAAAAGCGCCCAGTATCCGATCTTCCACCGCCGCCAAATACTGGAAAGCCAAAGAAGGCTACCGAACAGCCGCAAGCTCTTCCAGCTTCCGATCAAGACGAGTAAGCCATTCCCGCCGCTCATTGTCGTAGGAGTGGCGGTTGTAAACACCCTTCACGCCCGGTTGCATGTGGCCGAGTACCGCCTCTGCAACCCCGTCAGGGCAGCCCATCGAGGCAAGCAACGTTCTCACTGTGCGACGCAGATCATGCGGCGACCAGCGGGTTACAGGAAGTCGCGGACGTTCTAGATCAGGGCGCGTTGAGCTATATGGTTGGTGGTAATGGACAGCATTCTGGACTATTTTCTGGCTTATCGGCTTGTCTTTCTTTCTACTCCCCGCCGGGAACAAAAAGCTTGATTTCGCAACCTCCATTCTTCTTCGAACAACCGCCTCAGCCCGGCCAATAATTGGAACACGCAAATCAGTTGCATTCTCGTGGCGGGCATTCTTTGTCTTGCTCTTTGGAATCGTCCACCAGAACCCGTCTTTCTCTTCTGAAAGCTCTTGAGCCTCCATTGCTACAATCTCCGCCCCGCGAGTTCCGGTCCAGAGGTATATGGTCAACACATCGTGTAAAGTGCGGCTGAAGTTCGGCAGCCACCTAATCAACTCGCCGACTTCTGATGCTGACAGGACGCGCTTCGTTGTTCCAACATACTCCCCGTCTATCTTCTTACCCTTGCTCTTAATCTTCCCGTGCATGATCTGCCGCCACCAGTTCGGCGTAGAGTCTGGAAGTTTCCCGGCATCAAGGCAATAGTCCCATGCCGCCCCGAGTTCTGCCCGCAATGCTTTACACACGCCAGGCCTGTCTATGTTGGAATTGAGCAAGTCGAAAGCCTGCCCTCGGGTGAGAGTTGTTGCAGGCAAGTCAGCAAAATCCCCAAGCATGTTGTCGAACATCCAGCGCACCTCTTGCGCCCCCTTCTCCTTTCGATTCCGCTCGACATGTCCGGTGAGGTAGATTTCACAGACTTTCCCGACAGTAAAGTCCGCTTCTTGCTTGGCTTTTTTCTCCTGCCTCACCTCGGCGGCTGCTTTCTGTCGCGCAGCCTTTTTCTCCAGCGATGGATCTTCGCCAGCTTCCCTTTTCTGGCGTAGGTCTTCCCATGCGACCATTGCCCGAACATGGGACATGGCGGGCCACTCGCCAATCTTGATCTGACGCATCCGGCCATCCACTGGACTCTTATATCGGTATGTCCAGGTTTTGGTGCTCCGCGTAGCTTCCAGACGTAGCCCCGGACAGTCATCAATGGTAAGGTGTGCCCCCGGCTGCAGTAGCTTTGCAGCTCGTGCATCGAATTGCATAATTTTCCCCGGCGTAGGTTTTGAGTGATATAAAATAGATGCCGGGATTTTAGCGTAGGTTCATACATAAAACCTACGCCATTTTGCGAAGTGTAGTGGGTGTGTTGTGATAGGCAGTGATGACAACCCACCACGCCAGCGGCAGGAATAAGAATTGAAAAATCAAGCACTTAACGAAATTTCCAAGGAAACACGCGGTTTTAGCGAGGCCGAAATTTCTAAGCATACTCCTATGATGCATTAGAGGCTCCCCCCTCTGTAAACGCATCATCAATGTTTAGAAGTTACGCCAAAAGTTACGCCGGATTTCTGGCGTAACTTCCTCGCCTCCGCACGATTCCATCGAGCAACCAAGGAGGATCAAATGAACAAAAAACTAATCTCCATCGCGCTTGTGGCTGTTATTGCGCTGATTTTCGGGATCGAGTGGCTGGATCTTCGAGGCAATCAATACCTGGACATGGTTTCTCGTGCTGTTCTTTGGGGTAAGTGATGCCCTTCCAGCCCGTAACCGCCATGGAGGAATAGATGAGCCCAGCCAGAAAGCTAAGCACCGGTTTCGCGCCGTCCGAGTACAGTTTCGCAATGGCAATGGCAGCAATTCTCGGCACCAAACGGAAGCGCAAGCCAGTGCCGCCAACCGAAGAGGAAAAGGTCCGTATCGCGGCAGACAAGGAGCGCGCCGACTGGAACGCGGAAGTCGAGCGCCGCAAGGCTGAGAAGAAAGGGAGGAATAGATGACAACCGAACAGAATGCGACGGAACTCAAGCCGTGCCCATTTTGCGGAGACGCAGCATCGATCTACGGCGTCGAAACTCAGAATTTCCATAGCGTCGAGTGCATAGATTGCGGGGCGTCTGGCAAAGTTTACAGATCGAAAGAAGAAGCCATCGCCGCCTGGAACAAGCGAGCACAGCAGCCGATGCAACGAGGCAATGTCCCGCTTAGTGCTGACGGCAAATCTGTTTTCATCGAAGGCTTCGGGGAAGTTGCACTTGATTACAAGGCTGGACGAGATGCGCAGCCGACGCCAGTACCAGCGGGGCAAGTGCCTGCAATAGTGCACGATGCGCTCTTGCGGGCGTATTCAGCACTGGTCTCATGCAGCATCAAGAAAAATAGCGATTTCCGCGAAGACCAATTCTATTTCAACGAGGTCAAGGTAAGAGACGCCATGCAGGCAATCAAGCCTATCCTTGATGCGATACCAGCCGCCCCGCAGCCTGAAAGGAGGAATGATGCAAATCGTTGATATAGATTTCAGGTTCGCGGTCCCTGATAAGACCACAACGAACCCGCCTGTTCTGCAATGGCGGAAGAAGGTTCCTATTCCGTCGGAAGAAACAAAGCACATGCCGGTGCCGTACATTACCGGCTACGAATGGACCGAATGGCAGGACGTGCGGACGGAGGAGGAATGATGCAAAACAAGATCGATCTCGACGAGCTTGAGGCGGCAACTTTGAAATTCTGGTCTGGCGAAATTGATATGGAAGCCTACATAGCCGCCGCGAGTCCTGCCGTTATCCTGGAGCTTATACGTATGGCAAGGGAGAAAAATGCTAGTTAATGCACATGACCATCCCGGACCAGCCTTATTCCAAGGAATCGGTTTTATGGTGATAGCTGTGTGGCTCTTTCTTAGGGCACATACTGGCGATATGAAGATGCCAAAACCCCGCGAGGAATTGCGGCCACCAAAGAAGACAAAGCGCAAAAAGTTTTGGGAGTACGCGAACGATCCCGGCAATCTCATCGAGGATGATAAATGATGGACATTGAAGAACTGAAGAAGCGCCTGCGCATGATGCGCAATGCAGCGGCAACCGGAGCCGCCGACGCCCTATCCCAGCTACAAGCCGAAAACAAGGAATTGGCTGCGTTCGTAATTGCATGCGGTGGATTCTGGGAGAATAGCAAGAGCAAACTCCTTGGCGATGAATCTCTGCATGCGGTTATTGAGAGCGCATTCTCAGGGGCAGCCGAAGCCGAGAAGCTCCAAGCCGAAAACGCCGAACTGCGGCGCGAGCTGGAAGAGGCGCGGAAGGATGCGGCAACGGAGATTGTCTCAATTGCAGAATCGAAGGGATGGGGAATGCGAAACGATGAACCGTTTGAGGATTCGGTTCGAGAAGTCTGCGATGAGTTCTTGCGCACCGCCCGCCAGCAGCAAGGCGATGACGCCAAAGGGTAGGATACCGGAAGGGATATATGTTGAACTACGCCGCACTTCGAGAAATTGCCGATCAAATTGGAAGAAAGAAGGCGTCCCTCATGTATCCGCCTGACGACAAGCGCAGGGAGACCGAGGCTTCTCGGATTGCGGATGCGGAGTACAGAAAAATGGTAATACCGCCACTGAAAAACAGTAACATTTAGTTACTTTCTAGTACAATCCCCCTAAGGTTGACGTTTGCGCAATAACAAGGGGGATGGAATGGCAAAGACTTATCTGCTTGTGCATGAGGTGAGCTATCGGTATGTGACGGCAATGGTTGATTACATCGCCGCGCAGCTAAAAAAGCATTCGCTATTAGATACGGAAATCCACTTCTGCAAATCAGTCGAAGATGTTTCGTTAGAGCAGAATTCCCTTGTCTATATCATTGGCGACCCTTTCAAGAAATTCACCAGAACAAAGAGCTGCAAATACGTATTCCTGAATTTCTCGGTGCTGTATGTGCTTGGGAATCCATTCAAATGCAGCTTCTCGGCGTTCAAGCTGATCAGGAAGAAGTGGAAGATTTTCGAGGATAAGCTGGAATGCTACGACTACGTGCTTGATTATTGGGCCGAGCAGACCGCAGTAATGCAGAAGAAAGTGTCAGTGCCGGTCAAAACCTTCCCGGTGTCGGTCGATGTCAGGCAAGATCTGAGCGACCCAAGAAAGTACGATGTCTGCTTCGTTGGCGGCGTCACGCCTCGGCGGGCAAAGATTCTCAAGAAGCTGCAAGCCTTGGGGATCAGTGTTTCGCCGACGGAGGGCGTTGTCTTTGAGGACGTGGCAGCCGAGTCTAAGATCGTGCTGAATCTTCGCGCACGCCGCAGCAATCATCTTGAGCTACCGCGAATTGTCGGCGCGTTCGCCACCAAAGCCGCGCTGATTACCGAGCATGATCCCGCGCTAGAAAAGTTCTGCCCTGCCGACATTTACGTCTCTGCAAAATATGGCGACCTTGTGGATCAGATACAGGCATTGCTGAAGAACCCCGGTCGATTGAACGATATCGCCAGCCGCGCATATTCATGGATGGCAAACTCTCATGCTGTTAGATGCGAACGTGAGTGGGGAAATCGCGTTCTTGAGATACACGCAGCACTCGCCGGAAAATGACGGAATCCGCCCTCTCCCGCCTACAGCCCGATGAAATCTGCACTATCGTCATGTGCGACGGGACAAAACGCGACGGCGCATGGTCACCGCGTGACAACGGATTCCATTTATGCGATGGTAAGGGAGAGGGCTTCATCGCCCACAAGGATGTCTATGAGTGGTGGCCTGCTAGTGTGAAGTTTTAAAGATGCGGGCCATGGTCGAGCACTCCGCAGCCGGTCATTGTGTAGCCGCTGATTGCCGTGGTCGAGCAAGTGATGTCGGTGGACATCAAGTTGCCATAGAACCACAGGTCGAACGTCAGGCCCGTCCCCGTCGGCGTGATCCGCCAGAAAACCATATCCTTCCGCCATTCCACCTCTGAGCGCGTGTGGTTGAGCATAAAGACCGGGAAGGTATGCGATTGATCGGCACCGTCATTCCATCGCAATTGAAACGCGCCGTTTGGGTCAGTGTCGGTCGTATCGCTGGCTGTGTACCAGAGTTCGAGCGACGATAACCCGCCGCTGACTGTGAAGCCCATGACCTGCTGATCAACCTGCGACCGACTCGTCCAGTACGGAGAAAACACGCCAGCGACAGGATCGCCAGCGCTGCCGGTGGTGATCGACATCGGGCACGTGCGCACCACTGCCGCCTGAGATGTGCCTCTGATCAGGTCGAATGCTGCCGCTGCTTTGCTGTCCGTGATTTTCAACACTTGAAAACCGTCGTGGAACTTCAACGTTTTACCCGGCGTCCAGACGCGGAAGTAAGCCCGCAACGCTGCCGTCGCGCCCTCGCCTGCCCGAATATAGACGGGCAGCGTCATGGGCGTGGCGTGCCTCGGCGGGACTCGCCGGAGCGGGTCGATATAACGCCGCGTGCCTCCGGTCTGGCCAAGGATCGCCACTGGCGTGCATTGGACCATCCGATTTTGATCTGGCGATGTATCAGTCCCCACCCTGGCAACAATGACGTATCGATCACCGTCCGCCGTATCGAATGCCTGCGTCGATCTGATGTACCCGTGCGACGTGGCGGCGCTGCGAAGGCCAATCGTCGTGCTCCCATCCTGCAGCTCCCACACCTCCGCAGTCCGACCGGCGAGATTCGCGCCAGTCATAAAGGTCATGACCTGATCGGCGCTCCGATAGCGAGCGATACCGTCTGCATATGCTGGGCTTGTGATCGTGATCAGGGTGCCGTCGTCGTCATAGTCTCCATCGAGGTCGTATGAGTATGACGATACTGTTTCGCTCGCCGCATCGAAGATATAAATATCAGACTTCCAATCGGTATCAACGGCGGGCGATGTGGCATTGGTGCCGAATGCAAGATATACGCTGGCCGTGCTGTCCGAGGCCGTCGCCGCAATGACCTGCCGGTTGCGCGCCGCTGGCAAGGTCGCAGCGATCACGCTTCGTGCCGCTGTGCTGAGGTTTAGCTTCTCAATCGATGATTTCACCGACGCCCCGCCGTCGCCGCCGAACACGTAGATATAACCATCCGACCTCAACCAGCTTCTGTGCCGCTGCGTCAGGCCGGACAGTTGCGCAAACAGCGTCGCCACGCCGGTGGCTGGATTTACCTTGTAAATGTCCTTCGAGACTGCCGACGAGGTTCGACCGCCGATCACGTACAGATAGCCACCGTAATAATGCATGGTGTGGCGCTGCAGGGCGATGGGCGATCCGCTGACGGTCACGGATGCCACCTCTACCCAGGCATCCGCTCCGGCCCATGTCTTCACATAGAGCTTGTCACTGTACGCGCTCGCCGCCGTGAAACCGCCATAGAACCATACTGACGTGCCATCCGTCGCCACCGCTCCCGATTGGATCGCCACCGGCAGCGCTGGCGCAGATGTGATTGTTCCATCGACGTTATCGCGGTAACAGGTCGCGGTCGCTCCAGCACCGTCAGCGCCGCCAGCTACAAATCCGACATCGCCATAGGTGCAATATGCCGCCTTTTCTAGCGCCTTCGGGAATGCGTCGTTGGTTGTTCGGCTCAAGCGGAACCTTCGCCTGGAGTTCCTGCCGCTGAGATTCGCCCTTGTGTAGTTGAAGAAGCTCGGCCTGTTTTCGGCATCGTTCCACGCAGAGAAATCACTGTTGGAATTGATAACGGATAGCGCGGGCGTGACAGCCACGCCCATTAGATTTCGCGCCGTCGTGGCGTCTACAGCAGCGGCCATAATCCCGGTGAACAAATCTAAGCCAACAGTCGCGGACACGCCCTGATTTTCCGTTTCGGGCACCTCAACGACCAGACTGAAAGCGTCCGGTCTGGAGTGTTGGCGGAACCATGTATTAAGGTACGGTTTCCGATAGCTCCTGTACTCCGTCAAAAACGGCGTGTCGTTCACAATCGTGAAGCCGGACCAATCGCGCTGCGATACCAATTGCTGGCAGTAGTTGTACCCGAGCCGGTGCGTGCGCTCCGCTTCCGGTGCGTGATAAATTTCTTCGACAAGGAACCCCCAAGTGGTCCTACTCCACCAAGCGTGGGTATCCAATGTGCAGATGATCCGCCGGGCGAACGTGAGGCCCCATGCCTGTATGCCCGCTGTCTCCGGCTGATCCGAGGGGGCCGCGCCTTTATCTGTGTCCGGTGCCTCGGCCCAAAACCACGGCCAGTTACGATTCAGGTTGACACTGTTGGCATTCTGCCGCGTGTCGGCAACCATCCCATCGGGATTGACACCAAGGATCACAACAAGCGCTATATGCTGACGTGCCAAGGCCAGGATATTGTTGCTGTCGCTTGTGGCGAACTCCTTGGCCGCCGTCATGACGCCCTTGGCAAGATTGAGTTCGTTGCCGTGGATGCCGAGCGAAATCAAGACGACAGGCCGCACGCCATCATCGTTGATCCGCATGGCCTTGATCTGCCGCCCACTCGGCAGCGTCGTCACGGTCTCGATCACAACATCAAGATCGGCGCTTGCGGCAATGTCCGCAGCCGCTGTCTGCAATGTTGCGTAATTGTGCTCAACAGTGGCATCGTCAAAGGGCGACGCGATGTTCTCCAGCTCTTGAAATGCAAAATTGGAGGCGAGCAGCGTGCGTCTTGTCGGCGAGTTCGCAGTCGCACTAGATGCAGCATGTGCGGCGACTGTCATAAGGGAACCCCTAATGCAAAGGGCTGAATTACCCAGGGCGCACCAGCTCGTGACGTAATGAGCGTGTATATGTCCATCAGTCCCGGCCCGATACTTTGCGCTGGTAATACACCATCACTTGGCACCACATTGGCAGGCCACGTGTCAGAGTAGTTGCCAGTGCGCTCAATCATCACTATGAGTGCGGTTGCCTGCGTGACGCTGGAAAAGCTGAATTGAATATTGCCCGTTTGCGTGATGTCAAACAGGTTATTGCTGCAATCCAAGACAATAGCGCCACTGGCGTTATTAAGTGTCGCCAGCTTTCCATCATTCCTGTACTCGCCGTATAGCCAATTCTGAGTCATGTTTATCCAGTATTCCTAGTGTTATTCAAGAGAGCATGGATTCATCAATAGAGTGCACTCAACCTCGCGACGCATGACTAAGCCGGGTAATTTTCTACCTCCACCCATGACCCATTTACGCAGTTCATTTGCAGCGCCGTCGATATCACCCGCGTTCAGTCGGCGGCGCAGCGTGGAAGCTTTGAGCCGCCCAAGCCCAAGGTTGAAGGAGAAATCCGCGATTGCAGCGAGTGCATGCGGCTTATCGGTAAGCGTCGGGCATAGCGCTAAAGTCCCGCGAATGAAGCGCTCCGCATCCATGCGCATGACGACGATGCATTTCTCGCGGCTCCATTCATCTCCAAGGCGTACTTCCGGTCCTGTGTGGCCGACACCGATGGTGATTTTTCCCGCTGGGCAGATGTATGATTTCGTCCGCAAACCCTCAAACCTGAGAAGCAACGGCTCTAAGATCTGCATTGCGGCCTCAATTGAGGTTTTCATTTTCGCAGGCTGTTATGGATGCGCTCACCGACGAACACGCCAAGGAAAGCGGCGATCAGCGTTTCGTCGAACTCGCGCAGCACAAATCCGGCGGCGACCATAGTCGCGATCCAGATAAGAAGGGAAACGGTAGCACCGGCAGGACGAATTGCGGCGTTCCAGGCATCTGCCCACAGCACGCCAGTCTTTACGCCGGTTGCCTTAACCGCCTCGATAAAGGCGCTTGCCTCGGCCTGCGAGATAGCGGCATCGGCCACGACCTGCACTTGCTGCACCTGGAGCTGGGCCTGAAGTTTGATGCGCTCCATGTCGCGGCTGTGTCGCTGCGCTTCGAGTTCGGACTGCAGGCGCTGCAGCTCCATTTCTTGCTCGTGGTCTTGGCGCTTGTCGAGGAAGTCCATCACTGCGCCGAAGATTAGACGGAATGCAGAACCGCCTAGGAACGAGAATAATGCCGTAAACATAGTGTCACCCTCCGAATATCATTCGCCAGACCAATTCCCAAAAATCAAACGAAAAATCAATATCAGTCATCTCTGATTCCTCGCCTCGCGTTCCGCCTTTAGCACGTCAGCCACAACCGCCATCGCTTGATTTCCCTTGCCCATGGCAGCCATCATTCCAAGGCTTCTCTCGATACGAGTAATCGTGTCCCATCCGACCATCTTGCTTTCAATGACAGTTACCCTAGACTGAAGCGCCGCGATTTGGCTTTGCTGCACGGTGATCGTGTTCAGCAGTTGCGTTTGGCCTTCATTGACCTTCCATAGGAGCCCAGCTACCCCAACAATCAGCAACTTTGCTAACCAGTCCGCGAATTGAACCAAATACTTCCTCATCTCGTTTTTCATGCTGCCTCCGGGTGAATTGCCATCAGCATGTTTCCGCTGATATGGCCGGTGTCTTGGAATATGATTCTTCCGGCCTTGTGAATGGTTGCCGCAGCAAGCTCGAAGCACTCCCATCTATCGTCTTCTTGCCAATCACGATCAGGCGATAGCGCAAGACCGAGAGCGCCCTTCCAGTCGTATCCCTTATCTACCTGATGCCGTGCCCACTCAAGACCAGCCTCGGCATTCGGCACCTGATACGTAATGCGCTCGACTTCTACGCATCCTTTCATCGCCTCGGAAAGCAATACCCGGCGCGCACCCTGCAGCATGTTTGCCTCAATCACATAGTCGCCATCGACAACCATGCAGTGAGAGGCGCGGGCGAAATAGAAGCGGCTTCGAGGCAAAGCCCATCGGATCAGCCATGAGGCAGGATTGAAGCGCCGTTTTGTGAAAATTATCGTGATGGTGTCCATGAACTTTTTATGTTTTCTGTTATCTAAATGTCTTCTTGAATTTCGTTAAAAGTTCACCAAAGACCGAAAATTTTTGCTGCAACAGCAATCGCGATCAGAGCGCCTATGATCAGGATCGGCGTGCTGTCCGATTTCTCGGGCTGCGGTTCTGGTTTTGGTGGAGTCGGAGGAACTGGCGCAGGGTCTGGCTTCGGCGGTGCTGGGTCTGGCGGCGGAACGACTTCCGGGCCGGGTGAGACTGGTGGCGGTTCTGGCTGTGGCGCGGGAACTGGCGCAGGCTTGGTCAGATCAGCGCCTACACTGTCAATACCCGCAAACTCCCTCACCACCCACAAGTCGATGAGATCAACGATAACGACAAGTGCGGAGCAAGTGAAATATCCCTTGTCGCACCAATCCTCGCCCCATGAATTGGCGATCTTCAGCATTACCCTGTCAGGCAGGCGCTTGTATCCGCCGATGACCAAGGCATGATTTCCCCAATAGGGATTGGTCGTCGGATTGATGAGGCTGTACGGCGTACCGGCTGGGAGATCGCGCAGCTTCTGCCCTACCCGCATGGCGGCCATCACCGGCCAGCCTTTCGCCAGCGCGTACATGATTTTGTGGATCATGTCGTCGTTTGCGCTGACCGGAATGCGCAGGTACTCACCCACCTTGTAATTCAGAGCGTCTGCGTATGCCTCCGGCTGGGGGCGCTCGTTGATCTTCTCATCGTCGTATTGGCAGAACTTCTCACGCGATATGCCGAGCTTGTTTGCCGCTCTCAGCGCCATCCGGAGCGTGCTGCCTGGATCGCCTTCTAGGAATTGCGGGCCGAGTAGCTCGCGGCTCGTGAAGTAGTTGAACCTTGGCGATAGGTCGCCATCGTCGTCGGCTGGCGTATCTTGAAAAAGGCCAGCCGCAGCACGGTACATCTCCCCCGTCTTGACCATGCTTTGCGCTGTGCATGAACCAGCGCTCAGTTGATTCTGAGGGAATCCGCCGTAGGTGAATAGATCGACCTCATCAGGCAATAGCGCGTCCGGATCGACTTCGAACAGAAAGTCGCGGCTGTCCTGCGGATCAGGCTGGAGGTTGGAGAGTTGCATATGGGCCTCGCAAAATTCTTGGTTTTGCTAAAGCCCATACGGCTTTTAAAATGTACTGCTAGAATTCAAGTTCTGATTGAGAAATAAGCGCATCCCGCGCTTGCAATCTAATTACCACATTTTGCCATTGTAAGCTATACATCATTAGGGGGCTGGCATGAAAATATTCCCGCTTGCATTCGGTGCTTTTGTGGCAATTTACGCATTATCCGGGTGCTCTTCTGGCCCTCGTGCGCCAGATACGCGGACAGAAGAACAAAAGGCACGGGAAAGAGCGGCGTGGGCCTGTTATTCGGCGATGTCGCTTACTTCAACAAAATCAGGATCTTCTGCGGAAGCATCTGCCCGTGCGAATCGATGCTTCCAAGACCCGGACGCATACCAAAAATACCAAGAACAAGAAGAACAACGCCGAAACGCACCTTCGTATAACTGCCAACGAAACTTCAACGGCACTTTTAACTGCACACCATACTAACCATGGAAATCATATTGATCATAGGCGGCGTTTGGGTCGCTGGCCTTATATTTTTCGCCGCCATAGAAGCAATTCGCCATTAATCACTCGTGTTACCACTTGATAACATGGAGTTAATGAACATTTGCTGTTTGATTGGGTCATAAACCCCATTCAAGCGGGCTAATTCCTCAAGTCTCGACACCGTATCAGGGCCAGCAGCAAGAGCGTCATGCAGGTCATTTATTGCCAAGCCATTCTGCCACTTGTCAAGAACTGTCGGAATCGCCTTTGTTGGACGCTTGAACATCTCCAGCCATCCTCCAAACTGTTGCCCCTCACTGGCGTTTGCCATGGTTGGAGAACCAATCGGCGGCTTCATCCCTTGAGCGCGAAAGATGTCCAATGCGCCACCAAAAGGTGCAACATCACCGCCAGCGGCACGGATAGCTTCCATCAAGTTAGCCTCTTGAATATCATTCCCCGCTACCTCATTAGCAAAACGTGACCCAGCAGTCGGCAATTCACCAGAAAGCTTGTCCCTCGATGCTGCCTCATACTTCCGGCGCAAGTCTTGAGCGAGGAATCGCTTCACGATGTCAGGATTCTGCGCGCCGAGTGTGGTTGCAGTGCGAGACACCACCGAAGGCGTCACGTCGGCGGGATCTTTCGGCAAAAAAGTCTCAGATTGCTGCTTGAAGTCGTTGCTTTGTGCGAGCTTGCCGACTTGACTTGCCTCCAGTGGCTCAATCACGTCCTGCGTAATCTGCTTATACTTCTCGCGACCGGCGGCGATGTCGGGGCTGACATCTTTGATCAGCGAATCCAAGTTCTTCACATGTGGCCCGAGTACGCCAGCCTGTGTCTTATCAAAAGGAGTCGGCTGGAATGGCAAATCCAGTTTGTCACGGTTCGCCTTGTAGACACTTTCGAGCTGCGAAGGGTAGAAAATCATCTCTCCGTTCGGGGCTAACTCGTCGCGGAAGGACTTCAAAATCTTCCCCTCCGTTGTGTTCGGATTCGCAAGGCGAATTTGCTTGTCCAAATCAGACAGAAAACCGGAGACTTTACCTTGTACTTCCGGCAAATTCTTCTCGGCCAAAGCATCTTGAGCATCATAGAACTGACGTTCTGCGTCGATAGCCTCATCAAGCCGAGTGCGCGAGATGTCCTTAGCCTCATCCGATGCTTGCTGGTACTCCTTCGAGCGCTCAAGCTGATGCGTATAGCGTTGCGGGAATTTCGGTTGGCCCGGAACTGGGTAAAAATTCTTGGAAATCTGCTCTTGCTGGTTTGCGTCAGCGCCCAATTTCCCCGAAATCTGACTTGCTAGATTGCGAGAGTTGATCCTGTCGTCCCAAATATTCTTTGTTGCTGACACCTGATCGGCCAAATTCATGGCCTCGGCATCGCTTGATCTAGCGGATTGATAGTTCGGGCGCACGGCCTCTGTGCGTTCCTTTCTCGCTTGATCAATCGCGTCTCTTGCGGCTTTCTGGAACAGACCAGCCAAAGTATCAGGATATGCCTCAGCAGGAGCAATCGTATTGATCGCGTTGCCGACGAGTGTTCTGTTGGCGTCAGGCCGCGCCTGCATAATCGATGTCAGGCCGCCTGGTCTCCCTGCGCGGTCGGATTGTTCAGCAAGACGCTGCTGCGTCTGCATCTTAGGATTCTGTCCGGTGACTTTCTGGATCGCCTCATATCCTGTGATTGGCGACCCTTTTTCCGCCGCCATCTTCGCCAGCGCGCCTGCTTGCTGCCATTGTTGCGGCGTGACACCATTGGCCGCCGCTGCTACACGATCCCCGGCAGTTCCACGAGTTGCAGGTAAACCGCCGAGAAGCGCCCCGCCGCCGAACGTGCCGCCGATCTTGATCAGATTATCAAGCGATTGATTGCCGGTATTCACGTCATGCAGTGCGTTGTAACCAATACCAGCGCCAAGTCCAGACATACCAGTTGACGCAACGTCGCGCACTATTGGCTTGATAAGTCCGCGCTGCGCGTTTTTGAGAACCGCAGAAGGTCTGAGTCCTCCCCCGGTGAATGCCTGAGTCGTAAAATCCACCAACCGCCCAGCGGCATCCGTCGGCGCATAGTCGTCATTGATGAGGCCAGCCTTCCGGAACATCATGTTCCAGACGCTCAATTTTTCCGGATCTGTTACTTCGGGCAACTGATCAGTATTCAACACGCCGAATTTGTGCCCAAGATAGCCAGCGCCAGCCTTTGCAAGATTACCGACAGCCACAATCCCGCGTGGGATGGTATCCAGAAGATTAGCAACGCCCGAACCAGCGGAATATCTGACAGCAGTGTCAAACTTCCCGGCATCCTGAACACCCTCAAGCCGAGCTTTGAATTTGTCCGGCGTGAATCCCTCTTGCAAAAGATAGTCGTTGATGTGTTCCGGAGGCGCACCCTTGGATGCCATCAATTCAACATTCTTCCGAACGCGGTCAAAGTCGTTTTTCATTTTTTCAGCCTGACTCCATAAAGTTGCTGATAATCCACCTTGCCGCTATTTGATGGCTGCATTGGAGCCGGTGACTGCGGCTTCTCCACCTTCGGAACGTATGCCGGAGGAACATCTACCGTCAACGGGTACGGAGCATTGATGCCGGATGCCCGCTTGTTGTGCTGCTCAATAGCCCTGATGGAAATCTCTCGATTAAATTTGAGCAGTTCAGGCAACGCATTCGGATCTTTCCCAATTGTGCCGAGAATCGTATCGAGTCGTTTTGCGTCGGCGTCAGTGGGGTTATATCCGAGCGCTTTTGCCTTTGCGAGCAGCGGCATGCCAAGCGTGGAGCGCAGGAAGTCAGTGTTCGTTACTTTATCCGGCGAAATCTCCATGCCAAACACGTTATTGAGCACCTTTGCGGTATCTGTCTTTAGATCCGCTCCAGAGCCGAGAATTGCCCCCTTCTGAATCAAATCCAGGCTCTTGTCGATAGCGCGCACGCCTTCCGCAAGATCTTCGGCTTTCTTCTGCCCCTCTGTTATATCTTTCCCCATGGTCGTGCCGAGACTTTTCTGGAACTGTTCCTCAACAGTGCTTTGGCCATATGAGGAGCCTTGACCGGATTGTTGCGAGCCACCCACCGGAGCGGCTAGATCGACTTGCCCCCGCACGACCCTGCCGTTCGGCAATTGGTAATTGACGCCAAACTGGCTTTCACCAGTTTTACGGGCATTTGCCAAAAGATCGGCGCGCACATTCCCAGGCAACTGTTCAAGCAGATCCTGACCTTGATAACGCGCCTCTTGATTGGCGTTGCCGCCATCCGTTGCCCCGTCAACAATTTGACCAATTGTCTTAGGATTGTATTTGCCATCGGATTTTTTGAGCAATTCGAGCGGTGCAATCGTATTCTTGTTTGTCGCCCTGATGGTTGCCTCTGTTTCTGCGCCCTTGATTTCTGCGTTCGCTTGCGGGAACCCGCGCTTTACGATGACGCTCCCATCCGGCGCAATATCAAATCCCTTAGTCGGATCAGCAATGTATTCGCGAGTCCCGTCAGGTTTGTCATAGAACGATCCTGGCTTACGCTCGAATCCCTCTTTTGCCATTTTGTACTCAGGAAGAATGTCCTTGCCAAAATACTTAAACAAGGCGACATCATCCGGGGACATATTTGCAAGATTGCCTCCCCTCCCTCCAGACGGGATTGCTGGCGCACCACTTGGCGGCGCAACATCGCCGTACATGCCGCTTCCAAGCTGTCCGGGCGCGGAGGCGGTTGGAGCACTTCCGCCGCTGGATAACAGACGGCTAGTAAGCATGTTGTCAATTTCTCGTTGACGCTGGAACTGAGCCGCTTGGAGCAATGCTTGCGTCACATGCGGGACATATGATGCCCGGAGCGCCTCTTGCTGCTTCTGCGCTTCGTTCATCGCCGCCAATGCATTACCGAACCCTTCCGCCGATGATCCGCTCTTTGTGGGAGAAAGAGCGCCAGCGGCATAGGCAAGCCATCCGCGATTCTGGTCGATTGGATCTTGCGCGAGCTTCGACAATACGCCGGTGATGTCCGTGCCGCCTAATTGAGAAAGTGCGCCTTGTTGTTCGTCAGCCATAATTCGTATCCTGTATCTTATGCGTCAGGAAAAAAGCTTGTCCCAAAGACCGCTACTCTTCGCCAAACCAACACCGGCATTAATTTGATCCAACGTACTCGGACCATAGCCAGCCCCCTGCAACGGAGCAGAGGATGTCTGCGTGCTGGACGACGGTACGATATTGTTCTTGATCATGCCGCTCAACCATGTGAGATTGTTCTTGTCCCAATCCCGTTGGTTCAAGAAGTCTTGATAGCCAGTGTCCAAGCCCTTCTGATTCAGTTGCTGCTGCAGTGCGCCGATGCCACCCAAAGCATTCGCGTCATTGTTGCCCAGAGTCTGGCGCAACTGGCCGAGCGCACCTAACTGCTGCGCCACCCCCAAACCAGCATTTGCGCCGATCTGCGCGCCTTGGTTCTGCAGATTTCCAGCGGAGATGTTGGCATTTGCTCCGAGCTGGCCGCCACTAATCGCGGTATTCGCGCCGAGCTGACCGGCGTTGATTCCAACGCCAGACGCAAGCTGCCCCGCGCCAAGCGCGGTCTGTGCCCGCATCTGCTGCTGCTGTTGCTGTCGAGTGGCATCATTGCCAAAGATACCGGCTGCCGTGCCATAGCCGCTTTCCAGTGCCGCCGCCTGCTTGCCCGATATGTCGGCCTGCGCGTCACGGATAGAGCGGCCAAGGATGTCAGCATTCCGCGTCGATCCGAACTGACCGCTTCCGATGAATTGATCCTGCACGCCGGGGATGATGTTTTCCATCAGATTCTGATTCCCCAGGCGGCCAATCTCATTCACGACTGCCGAGGTATAGGGGGACATGTACTGTTGCCAGTTATTTGTCCACGTCTGCGCGGGTCCGGCGACAGCAGCGTTCGCCTGCCGTCCTGCGCCGAGCGCATTACCATACGCAGCATTCCCGTATTGAACGGCCAGTTGATTTGCATTGCCACTGGCTGCAGATGCGATATCTGTGGCATTTGCTCCGTATTGCGCACCAGCACCGAGGCGAGCGTTAACATCGGGCATAACGCCGGAAGCAATGCCAGATGCCATGCCTACATCAGGTATCCAATTGCCTTGGTTGGTGCGGATCTGTTGGAATGCAGACTGTTGATCAGGGGTGAAGTCGGCCAGACGTTGCCCAGGATATGGCGTATATCCCTGATTGGCGAGACCGATTGCCTTACCAGCAAGCCCGGCCTGATAGTCGGCCAACCATTGCGGAATTTGCCCAACGTTCTGCGTGGTTGTGTTGACGTTCTGCGGCGCGGAACCTTGGGTTAGCCATTCAAGTGCCATGTTATTTTCCTTTCATGCCATCGCGCATGTATTCGAGTGGAGATTTTGCGCGCGGAGGAATGTCGTTCGGATCGGTGGAACGGTGATGCTGGCGGACTGCGTGCATCATGCCGTGCAGGGCTTCCGCTCCCGCATCACTGCTGCCCGAGCCAAGCGCGCTCACAACATCAGCGGGCACCATGAATTCCCCGCGAGATCCCATAATCGGCACATCATCCGACTGGCCATCCGAGATTTGCGACAATGCGCCCTTTACTTGGCCGCCGTGCGCCATCTTTGCGGGTTGATTCTGATTACCAAACCACATGTGCTCACCGCCTGTAATGGGAGCGCGGGCCAAGTCGCCTTGATATGGGTTTATAGTGTGATCGGGGAGCGTGTTGAAATACTGATTCGCCCATTGCTGCTGCGTTGGCGACCAGCTTCCACCGGCAGGGCCTATCCCAGAGAGTGCGCCAGATCCCGATCCAGTAGGGGCCGGGTTCTTGTTCTTCAGAAGACTGCCGATGATGTTAGCGCCGCTAGTGAGCAGACTTGGGTTATTCTTAACCGCATCCATTATCGACGATAGCGCACCCCCGCCAGATAATGCGCTGCCCGAGCCTGCCAAATCGGCGGCGGTCAAACCTGAAAGGCCAGATCCAAGTTCACCGATGCCACCTGTTGTCCCCATGAGGGAGCCGACGCCCTCGGTTGTCGCGCCATAAGTTCCACTGCCAAGCGTCCCGAGTTCTCCGGTGGTGCCAGCCCATGGAGCTGTCGTTCCAGTCGCCGTCATGCCCTCTGCAGGGAGCGATGAGAACCCTCCTGCGGCCTCACTACCAGCGCCTGCCGCCCCTGCTGCGCCACCTGCAGCGCTACCCAACGCGCCAACGCCGAAATACATTCCGACTGCAGGCAAAACGAAATCGTTGACAATCCCTCTTACGCCATCCCAAAAGGTGTCTTGCTCATACCTCTTTAAACGGAATGGATTCTTATCGTCCCCCTGAGTGATCATGTAGCTATTGCCGGGGTGATCAGGGTCGGCAACGTTAATGTTGGAAACGTTGACCGGGCCATGATAATCTTCATCACTACGCGCAAACGTTACTTGACCACTACCTAGCCCAGGAATGTCTATGGCATCAATATTCCCGCCAGAATAATAAGGGTCGCCACCAGTAACTTGATTTACTAGGTCGTTCCAAGTTTTATATCTGCTGAAGTCTAAAGGCATGGCTATCCTTGAGCAATGTCCGATAACCGTTGAGCCCAAGATTGCCAATCATCGAATCCGTTCGGATTCGGCAATCCTTCTGCCTCAAGGTCTAAGATCTCGTACACCCTCAGCGCCCAAGATAGCCACTTATCTTCGCTTTCAGGGATACCAACATTATACTGTGCTAGTTCCTCAGTTACTACACCAGCCCATCGCATGAAGTCAATACCGATAGGGACAGGAGCGAAAAAATTTGTTGTCATCCGCGTTCGTCCCCAGGCTCGACAGTGACAAGCACTTGCCCCATCTCGAAATTGCCGCCGATGACGTTTGATTCAAACTTGATGGACATGATGCCTCTCTGCTCTCTTGGGTCGATGTGCTCAGTCGATGAGGTGAACGAATACGGGGCCGACTCGATATTCTCGCTGTTGGCGTAATTTCCACCCTCAACGTACATGTTCATCTCGCCGGACTGCACAAAGTCAGGCTCAACCCGAACAAGAGTTGTTTGCACGTTCGTCGGCATCAGGTTTTCCGCTGGGCCTGCAGTCTTATAAGAGAAATTTGCAGTAGTGACGTAGCTTTGAATTGCCGTCACATCTTGGCCGCTTATCTTGTCGTGTCCGGTCTCATGCTTCCACACCACATCCAATTGCTGGCTTTGCTGCGCTGCGGTCAGAACTCCAGTCGCGCTCCCATTTGTAATGGTTTCTCCGTTTGTGAATGGCACAGCCGTCCCGGCATCAACAAGATTCATTGAGCCAGGAAGGAGTCTAGCAATCGTTCCCGTTGCGCTCGACGACATTCCTGTGATCGTGTCACCTTCGCTGAATGATCCAACCAGCGGCGCGTAAGTGAGATACACTGAATCGCGACTGTCCTCTATGCCAGCCATTACCGGGTAGCCTAAAAGCTGCGCCGACATTCCAGCACTGCGCCCAGCATGATTGTCATACCATGTCTGCTCGCGCACGTTGTAGATAATGACATCCGTGCATTCTGTTGCGGTTCCGCGAGGGTAAAACCACCAGATCTCCCCATATCGAGGAACCTTTACCCCCCATACTTTCTGCCGCTGCGAGTAGTTCAGGTTATCGAAGAACCAGTTCGCGTTCATCTGGTTCGGCAGCTCCTGCACAACGCCGTTATAGACATAGAACCGGTCGATTCCGATCCAGAAGTACAGGCCGCTGTATTCCACCATGGAATGCTTCGACATTACGGAGATATCAGCGGACACCGTGTCGTATGTCCAGATTCTCGTTCCGCCAACAAACGTCACGCGGATGAGCGAATCGAGAGACCAGAACAGACCAGCCGGGGAGCCTGACCCGCCGCGCATCGGCATGCCTTTCACTATCTTCGTACTGCACGGATTGGCAGAGTTCGCGAAGTTACCCCCGCCAGTTGTCCACCCGGTTGACGCAGAAAAGTCATTTGCATTCGAATTCCGGATTAGCCCGTTGCTGCCATAGACAAAAAGGAACGGCTGCAATACGGTGCAACCGCCCGATACCTGAATCACTCCAGAGCCGTCCGAGATCTGGGAAAATGCCGCTGTCCCGGTGATGTCGCCATAATAGATGCCTCCAGCCGTGTCACTGGAAATATCGTTCATGTCAGGCGTCGATGCAGCTATCAATGCGGTAAATGACCCGCCTGTGCTGCTGTACATGGCAGCGGTAGACCATGAGTAATTGTCGTTCTCGGTTAATCCCGACGGAGTGCGGTCGTATACAGCACCGCCAACGCCGTTATCGTCTACCTGCAGCCGCTGAATGCCCCATGGACTGAAGGAATGAATCGAGTTCGTCGAAAGTCGGCTATCTGTATAGATGGATCGGATGGGGCCGGTTAGCTTGTTGCTGATCGCGCTATAGCCGCCGATCTTCTTCGGCCTGCCACGCTGAAACCGTATCCATTGACCATCTGAATAGAAGTCCTTGTCGAACGAGGTCCCATCCCGTTTGATCCCCGGTTTGCTGGTGATCTCGAATATCTTCTGGATCTGATCAGCCATTTACCGTTGTCCTGTCTGGAATTCGGTTATTGTTCTCGGCATTGAATGCGGCTAGCCCTCGATCATACGTACCCTGCCACTTCTGCAATTCAGTGCCGTTCTTTGTCCACGTGTACGCTTGCACAAGAGTTGCCGCAAGCAGAAGCTGAGGCGCGTTCACAGTAAGCCAATTCGTTTGGTGTGAGCTATCCAGCGGCTGCAGGCGAACATGACACAACAGCTCAAAATTGAAGGCAGTGCTGGGCGTCGGAACTATCAGGAAATTGTCGAAGTTGTAGTCCGCATAAAAGCGCGGGCTTCCTGTGGAGGTCGGATTCGGCCAGTAATTGCGGCAATACTCATAGGAACGCGGGAGGATTTCGACTCTGTTCCCAGATGCATCCGTGTAATTAAAGCTGATGTTATCGCGCCAGAATGCGGGCTTCGGCAGCGTGCTTTGGTTTGACTTGAATGTACCAGTAAGCGGAAGCTGAAACCCCAGGATCTTGAGTTCCGTAGCGAGCGTATTCTCTGCCAGCATGATGAAACGCGGGATTTGAGCGATTGTCGCAGCGTCAGCGCGCTCCAGGTAACTCTGAACGTCGCTAACCAGCGAATCGTACGTCATTGATGCGGACATATGTCACTCCGGAATAATCCAAACAGCAGATTGCGCCTGAAGGGCGAGCGCAAGTGCCTGCGCCAGTTCATCTTTCGTTACATCGACCGCGCTGTTATCGTGCAAGACCCAGGTGCATGATGTTTGGCCGGTGATGTCCGCCACTTTCAGCGCCCGCGCCATGCGCTCTTGGCTGATCTCGTCGCCGTCGAAGACTTTTCCGTTCACCTCGACCGTGATTGCATCAACTATTGCTTGGCGCTGAGCCTTCAGCTCGTCGCGTGTTGGGGGCGGCAATTGAGGTGCGTACCCATCCGGCGCATCGATAACTTCGGCAGCCCCAATCACGTCGAACTGCATGTCCAAATCGCCGTTGCAGCGGTAGCGGTCGCTCAAAACCTCAACTGTATGAAATGGCCCGAACGTCTCGGTAGCGGTCTGAATCAGTTTCATGCTGCTGCCTCCACTTTGCAGAATATGAGACCTGTTGTGCTGAATGCTCCTTGTATCCAAGATGCGTTCGTTGCGATTGGATATCCGGCTGGTCCTAGAGAGGCGGCAAGAACGTTAGGTAACGGAAGCTGGAAAATGCCGGTTGAGCTAACGTAAATGCCGTTGACTACACCAGCAGTGGAGCTCGGCGCAATGGCATATGCTGCACCTCCTGCTATAAGGTTTTGCCATGCTCGAAGGTTGTAAATATTTGCTGGTCTTAGCCTACTTACGGATGCGGTGGCAATCGGAATAATCGATGACAATACCGGCGACGTTCCAGAGGTATCAACATTAATTGCCATGCAAACGCTGGTGGATGTATCTGCGTAAAACAGGCCATTTGATCCAGATAGCGATATTGCCGCCTGCGCGGAAATCTGCATGTTACCGACAACGTTTTGTAAAACTTCCGTTCCAGCAGAAGCGGTTCCAGCCGTGTCGATTAGATGATTAAGCCCAAAACTCGTATTGCTCGCATGGTAAAGGACGCATAGTTTCGTGTTGCTTACTGCCAGCGTGTCGATTGCGGTCGTGGCATTCGTCGGGGTGATGCCAGAACTGAGCGTCGCTACACTGATAGCGGCTACTGTTCCAGACACCGAAACCACTGCGCCTTTAAGTGACGTGTTCATGTGGAATACGGCGATATTCCCAGACCCTAGAGCCTGCGACCGATAAGCAGCGGAAGATGTTGCAGTGTTGGCCTCAGTACCAGCGGACAAAGCTGATCCTGATACTGTCCAAGGCTTGGCGTAGAGGTTTGTTGCCGTCGCCTCAATCGCCAGAACCACACTGGAGCTGATTGTGTAAATCGTCGGCGCAGTCGCAACAGATCCTGATGCCGTTGTAGCCGCAGACTCAGATCCGATTGTTGGCGTGGTGCCCGATATTGTGATTGCGCGAATTGCGGATACACTGGCGGCCCGGCCATAGCTGACTACCCAAGACGACCCCACTGCCTTCAACTGACCGAATGCATTCCAGTTCCCTGCGAGAGTTGCAGTGCCCTTTGTCCCGCTATTGACCGTGATTCCGGTTGTAGAGTCGATGGTCAGCGTTACGGCTTCCATCGCCGTTGTGCCATCGCATGAAACAATAAGAACTTGGCTTGCAGCAGATAAGATCGCCAAGAAGTTTCCTGAGCTTATGCCGGTTCTGACCGTGGCAACAGCTCCCCACTGCGATCCTGCAGCCTGACTTGAATCGTAAACAACCGCGTAGAGCGTCGTCCCAGCGCCGCCAACAAGGCAAACACGATTAGAATCGATAGTGATCGCCGTAAAATAGCTCGAACTTACGCCAGTATTCGTAGCAGTCGCATTGACGAGCTGCGCCGTGACGCCAGTTTTCGCAATTCCAGGGATCGACCAAGTGCCAGCCGCAGAATTTGCCGCCAGACTGATAGAAACGCCAGTTTTCGGGCGAATCCATCCGAGTTGGGTGCCGGTGCTGTCCTTGATCCCGTAGTCGTAATCCCCGGCGTTATAAATGCTGGCTATCTGCGCTCCCACTGCCGCAGCGTTCCCGTTTGGCAGCGTTGCGTAATAACCGGGAGCGGCTGGTGTCACGACATATGCCGAAGATGTCCCGCCGGTTAGCGTTACGTTACCCGTCGCCGTACTCCCGCTTCCGAGGAATGCGGATGGCGCAGGAAATCCAAACGTCCCATTATTCATATTTAGAAATCCCCGCCGCTAACCAGCACATTGAATGCCTCTGCGTTATTTGGAGCAGCCCTAAGAGACCATCCGGGAGGAAGAACAAGCGGCAGGTATCCGGCATCTGCCGTGTTGGTGGAGGATGCGGTGTTCGTAAATGCGGAGACAGTTCCGGATGGAGTAGCCGCGCTTACCGTGATCTCGCGCCACAGATTCGAAACCGGCGTGGATGGCGTGCTGCTATACGCGCCCACGGTCGATGCATTCAACGTCGGTGTCGTTGACATCGTGTAGGTGAACGTTGTCGCCCCCGTCACAGTAACTGCAACGTCGGTCACGTTGTAATCATCCGGGAATGCGCCCTGCACCGTAATCTTGTTTCCGGTTGAGAGGCCGTGCGCGGCTGCCGTGGTGACTGTTGCCGTCGTGCCGACAAACGTAATCGTCGAGATGGTGACGCCAGCCTTCCCCTTTGTGATGAACAGCCGGACCATGCCTGCTGTCGTCGTGCTGGTCGCCTCGATAACGACCTTGTCAATGCGCGATCCGCTCGACCCGGCCACGAACGCGGCAACGATTGTTCCCGTTCCATCCCGGTTGGTGTTCGCAGTCGAAATATTCGCAATACCGACACGGGGCGAGTTTGCGTATTGTGCAGTTGAGGACATTAGATAATTCCTTGTGCGAAGAGTAGATAATCAGGAACTGGCGCACTCGGCAAAGTGACGCCGGAGATGGTGCCGCCTGTGATGTTCACATTGGGGATAGTCACTTGGCCTGATGCGCTGACAGAAATCGACATCGTGCCGTTTGAGGACAGCGAAAAGTTGTTAGCGCCAGACGAATACAGGCCGGTGGACGGGTAGCTGGAAAATGTGAGAGACGGAGCAGTTACCGTCCCGGCATTAAGAATCAGGGAACTGACGTTCGTGGCGAGCGAATTATTAGCCTGCGTGACGTTAACTCCATCGCAGAACACGATCACACTTTGTCCTTGCGGGATCGTGAGCGTTGATCCAGGCGTTGGCGATTGCATGGTGAACGTGTATGAGCCGCTAGTGGCGTTCGTCACGTAGTAAATCTGGACGACCGCTGGCAGCACAACAGTTTCGTTCGATGTAAGCGTCCCCGTGTAGCGCTGAACAACGTTTGCCGCTTCTGTCATCGTCAGCGTGTCAGTGCCGCCGGTGACAGTTTTTGTCAGTTGGGTGAAATTGAACTGCGTATTCCGGCCAAGACCGACCGTGTACCAAGTAGCTGCTGCAGCAGCATGCACGAAACAGGAGTCGTTCGGCTGTAGCGTGATGGACGCGAGAGAGTTGATTGTCTCGCCGGTTGCTGCGGCAATCGTCAGCGTTCCAGTTCCTTGGTTACGAACCGCGAACACAAAACCAGTGGTTGCCGTTGCCTCTGCCGGTAAGGTGATTGTTCCCGCGCCGCCAGTCCAGACATACAGACGTGCCCTGTCTGTCGTGGCGATTGTGAACGATGCCGCCGTGGAGGTGGACGGCCAATCCAGGTTAAGAGTTGCGCCAATTGCCTTGACGCCGTACCCCTGCACTGAAGCAGCAGACAGCGAACTTGACCCAGAACCGAACAGGAATGAATTCCACGTCCCAGCCACAGTCGAATTGTCGGTGACGTAAATCATCACCTGCTGACCGGCAGTCACAGAAACCAGCGTTGACCCGTCGTTCTTCAGGATCGTGTAGGTATTCGACCCCGGATTCGTAAAAAGGACGTTTTCGCCGGTCGATACCTGATTGGCGGGGGGCATGGTGATCGTCAGGCTGCCAGATGTGGCGGTGACGTCCATGATCCGCGCAACGTAATCAGTCGCTGTCGTGCTCAGATCCGGCCATTGCAGAGTGACGTTGGCCGATAGCGTAACTGTACGCTGCGCTACGTCGGCAGGTTGCAATACTCCCCCGCCGAATACGTTCGTGAAACTCATCTCTATCCTTTAAACAGAAATGTCCGTATCAGGACGTGGGTATTGGATGGTGATCTTGTCCGGCTGCCGCGCAGGTAGTCGCCACGGGTCGTACTGGTCCATGCAGTGCTTATGTCCACGGATACCGGGTGAATTTGGATCGGATGTCATGTCAGCGTGCGGCATCTTCTGCGAACATCTTGAGCAAATCCCAATCGCCACGTCTGACTTTCCGAGTGTGTTTAGATACAAAGGCATGATTACCTCGTGTATGCCGAAATGCGAGGAGCTATCCGAATCGGTGCGCCGTCGCGCTCGCCGTCCTCTGCTTGTTTAAGGTGATATTCGGCCTGTTGCATCAATAGCTCGATGCGGCCCGGTGGTAGTTTCTCCGGCGGCAGTTCCATCGCCATACGGGAGGCAATCAGAAAGATGATTCCCTCAAGCCAGCGCTGAGGAACCTCAAGCGTGTTTGTGAGTGCGCCAACATCCTGAATTTGCCTCTGGTTCCAAACTACGACTTGGGCCGTCGTGTCTTCAGGAACGGGCCATAGATATAGACGCGGGACTTGATACTGCTTGTCGTACCAATACTGCAGCGGCCTACCCGGGAAAGCCTTGTTCGGCAGATCCGAGTACTCGTCGCGGTTATAGGGCGACATCGTGATTTCGAGAGGCGTATTGCCGAAGCTGGCAGATGAGACATCCAAGCTGGCAAGTACAGTCTCACGGATGCGCCAATATTGCGATGTCGTGGTTGGCTCCAGGTCGAACCAGTACGGGAGGTTTGCGGTCGTCGTGAAGGATGGAACGGTGTAAAACGTTGTCCATGACGCGCCGTCGGTCGATGTCTCGACAACTAGGTTGTACGTCGCCGCGCTTGTCGGAACGATTCCTATCGTGTTGATGGCATAGTCGTTGCCCGATCCGAAATCAATCGCTTGCGTCGTTGAAGTGCTCGATGTCGTCCCTGTCGGGTAAGTCATCGTCCGATACATGCAGTTCAGCACGTCCACGGTGCCGACAGGCAGGTTGTATGCGGCTTGATTGAGTGCCAGACCGAGAATCGTGCGCTGGACACACCAGAGGCTCACGCCACGGTTAGCAAGATCGGAAAGCAGGAAGAAGAGATTTTCTTTTGCCGAAAGCTGCTGCTCGGCTGAGAGCGAAGGCGCGAGAACGCCGCAGCGCCTAGCCGCGTGCTCGATGATGGTCGTGACGTCGATTGTGGTCGCGCCAACTGTACCGGAAGTTGCCATTTGTCAGTTCTCGATATTCTCTCCTTTGCGGCGTCTAAGCTGTTCAGCTATGCCGCAGTGGTATTTGTTCGATTGAGGTGCGCAGAACAAAGCCGGTCGGCTTATTGCGCAACCATCACACCTGTGTCACGCCAAATGCGCCAGCAGTCGTACTATTCGGGCCGCAAGCAAGCGCAGGCAGGGCGATGCACATTACCAGACGCTTGGAGCCATCCGAAGCACTGGACAGCGCATAAGTGCCGCGCACATCGCCCGTTGCGGTCGTCGCCGGTGATGTGGTGTCAGCCACGGTCAACGTTCCAGTGTCGCGAGCTAGAGTGTTGTTCCAGTTGACGCTGACGGTATAGACGCGATCAGTGACGCGCACAGGAAGGCCGACCGTATCGGTAAAGCCAACCGAAATGTTGCCAGCGCAGGTCGCACTGATGGCGGCGCGGTAAATCGACTTGAACGCTTTCAACGTGGCGACGCGAGTAGTGCCGTTCAGCGTGATCAACTGCGACATTGGGTTGCCGTAGATGTCGTATCCATAGAACGTGATTGTCTGGGTTGTGTCGCCAGCATCTGAAGATACGGCATCGATACACCGTGCGCAGTCAAGCACATATCGGGTCGTTCCAGTCGGGTCCACCGTAGTGGTTACGCCGGTGCCAGCCGTCAGTGTGAGATTCCCAGCGCCACTAACTGCCTGAGCAGTGGCAAGGCCGGAAGTTTGCTTGGTAAGCGGGACCAGATCGAAGATATAGACGCGCCCCATTGGGCCGACGCCTTTTGACATGGGGGACGGGCCTGCGGTGCTGGTCGCACCTTCCATATTGGGCGCGTACGCATTGCCCAGATACAGGTCATCGGAAATTTGCATTTGAAGCTCCTTCTTGAAAAGTTTGCTTGCAGTTTAAAAACGGAGCGCCGAAGCGCCCCGTGTATTGCTTACGCCCCAGCGGTGGAGAAAAAGCATCTCGGGTCAGTAAAACCATAGGCTTTTCTCATAGTGCTCTTGTAGCGGACCGAGTCCGTTTCAAAGTCACCTTCCATCGATTTCTCGATGTTGCGACGCACGAGAACCTGCAACCCCTTCGGCGCATCGGTGGTAATACCCCACTGAGTCGCGGAAGTCATGCGGGAGATGACTGCCACTTCCTTCAGGTAGCCCATCGACTTGACCGGGTTGATGTCGTTGTTGTTGGTGCCGGTGCGCAGAACCGAGTTCAGCAGAACCTCTGCTTGCAGTTCGTTGCCCGGAGCGACAACCAGCTTTTGCGGCATCAGGCGAATCTTCTTGCCGTTGTTGTCAACGCCATTCGTGCGGATCTGGATCAGCAACTGCTCAAGCGAGGTCTGCGAGAGGGCTGCCGGAGTCGCCAGAATGTTGGAGAACGTAGAACCGAAGTTGACGTTCGGTGCCAGCGGGTGCGAAGCCGAACCAAGAGCCACACCATCACCGCCTGTGTACGATGCGTTGTAGGCGCGGTTGATGATGTTGGCGCAGTTCAGTTCATCGGTTTCGATCATCGATTGCGCCAGATGCTCGGAATACTCCTTGCCGATTCGGATATGGTCGCCGTCTTCTACCAGGACTTTCGTTAAGGCGAAAGCGAGACCGTACACCGAATAGACGTAGCGCTTCTGGAACAGAATACCGCCAGCTTGATACGTTACCGGGGAGCCATCCGGCAGCAACGGAGCCGCACCGAATCCGTACTGGACCGGCTCTTCGTGGTACGCACGCGGAATGCCATCACGGACGGCGAAGATTTGTTTGTACTCGTCCTTCCGCTGATCGTAGATGCCGTCAAAAGCTTCGTTGAGGATCGGTTCGACTATCGGGCGAAAGTCGGTACTGCGCATAATATTAGTAGCCATGGCTTACCTCCTTAGATCGCTACTTTGTTGGACACGTATTGCGAACGCGCCAACTGGACTTGAACGACCGTGTAAGCATCGCCCACGGCATTACCCGGATCACCGTTGAACCCGATGATACGGAACTGTTTCTGAACACCAGCACCGCCAAGGGTGCTATTCAGGGCGGACGAACCCAGGCCGGTCGAAGTGGAGCCGGAGGTCGGATTCACTACGTCTGCCTGATCGCCGATAGCTGTTTGCGCAATCGATCCGTTCGCCTGCACGTTGTAGACGATAGCCGGATCAGCCCAAACGTAGGCAGTGATGTTGGTGGCGGTCGTGCTGGCGGGCCAGTAGTTAGACCACGTCGGCTTGCCGGTGGAATCGGTATACTCACAACCGGCGAAGATGCCAAGCAGGTCGGCGGCAGTCGTTCCAGCGGTAATCGTGCCGTTGGTGTCGAGGATGACAGGGTTGTACTTGTACAGAGCCGTACCATATGCCGAAGCGATGGTGTACGGATAGGCGTACGCACTCCCCGTCGGATGGTCCGCCGGAACGAATCCGAACGGTGACGATGATGCACTCATTTTTAAATCTCCAAATTAGTTAGCTGAAAACCGGCGCTCTGCGGGAGCGGCCTAGTTCGTCGAAGCCGTCGCCCTCGATTTGTCCGAGTTTGCGGCCATTGCTGTCTTCTTGGGCGTTTTGCTCTTCAATCTGCTGCCGAATTCCTTGCTCGTATTCCAGCGGCATGTTGTGATGGAATTCCGTCATGATCATCTGATAGATGTCCTCGGGGATTTTGAACAAGACCATCTCGTTACAAGACACGAATCCTGCGAACTCGCCGTCTTTCATAGTGAACTTGTCCATGCCATACACTTCGCTGGCCCTAACCGGCTCGTAGCCAAGACGAATACGGTTGTGGATAGGATCGACCTTGCTGTTTGTTGACAGCCAGCAGAGGTGATAACCAGGAATTGCGGGGGGGGATGGAAGAACTTCCTGCTTCCATTCGCTGCGGATCATCCTGCGACGTTCTTCAGCGGAGAATGCAGTGCCATCGGATTGGGTGCGGCCAATATCGGCAGATTCACGTCCTGCGCGGGCTTCTGCACCGTCGGATTTTTTCAAGCGGTCGTCGCCGCCAATAAAGCCTGAGTGATTTTTGGACATGTCTCTCTCCTATTAGCTGCGGTTCTTATCGTATTCACGATATGCTTTGATCATCTTGGTGCGTTTTTCTGGGTTGTCCCACGCACCAGCTTCTTTCAAAGCCTGAACTCGCTCAGGAGAGAGGTTGTATTCGCTCTTGGATGCGCCGGAAGAAGACTCCCTTCCCGATCCAGTAACGACACTCTTGCGGCTTTCTCTACGTGTTTCAACGCTACCACTAACATAGCGATGTGGCAAGTATTTTTTGAGGCGCGCCTTGTACTCATCCCAGTATTGGGGCGTGCGCGGGTCCCATCCTTCACGAGTTAGACCGGCATCGACAGTTAGAGCAATGCGGCTGTCTTCATCTTTCCCATTAAGGTCAAGCCAACGGTGCTCAGACATGAACTGTTCGCCATATGTCCTAACACGCGGGTCAAGCGTTTGCGGTTGCTGCTGGCGCTGCGAATAGGACGTCTTGATGTTCGCAAGACGTGAAGCCTCTTCACGTGCTGCAACCATCTTTTCTGTGTAGTCAGCGGCTGCGGCATGGTTCCCGCTCTCATATGCTGCTGCGATCTGCGCCTTGAACCAGGACGAAGCATCGGAAGCCTCTTTGATCTTGGCGTCAAGCTGCGCAATCTCGCTGCCTGTTGACCTGCGCTCGACCAGATCGAGGCGCTGACGCATTTCGTTGAGCAATTCATCACGTGCAGCAATCTCTCGGCGAAGCGAATCCTCGCGCTCCCGCTGGACTTGCTTCTTGCGCTGACGTTCTTCGCGGCGGCGTTGACGGATTAGCTCGCGCTCTTCATCGCTGATGTCGTCTGAGTCGTCCTCATGATGATCCTCATGCTGATCTTCGCTTTCGGATTTGGTGCGACTATCACCATCAGAACCATCTTCCTTACCAGTCTCCAGCTCTTCGCCTTCCACCAGATCGTCTTCTTGGTCTTGCTGCAAATCTGCATTTGCTTTTGCCATGTGGGGCACTCCAAATAAAAAAGGCCCATACGGGCCTCGTTGATTAAATCTTTTCTGCTGGTTAGTTCTTCGTCGATGTTGCTTCGTAGAATTTATCTAAGATCTCCACCGCATCTTCAATATCTTCAGAATGGATGCCGTGCTTTATTTCGTCAGATTGGCACTTCAGCCATTCCTCAAATTTCTCAGACTTCACATCCTTTTCCCAATCTGGGTGGATACGCCTCACGATAGCGAGTCTTCTCTCACGTGCTTGAGCGCTAAGTTTGGATATCTTCATCATTCCCTTCCTACAGGATGTAAGCTTTGACGTTGCGCGGATCTTCGGTAATCAAGCTGATCAGCTCGTGATCATTGAAGATGCAGAATGTGGCTTTCTCTTCTTCGCCGGGGATCTCTTTTTCCCAGCGGTCGCCACCCCAGCGGGGGACGCTCACATAATCGCCAACCTTCGCCCATGCGCCCTCGGGCCATGGCTCCTTCGTTTCGCGATTGCAGAAGGCAAGAGGTCCAAGCGCCACAACACGGGCAACCTGATCATTCCATTTGTCCGTTTGCTGTGTCTCTTCCACGATGAGGATGCCGCCCTTGGTCTTTTTCTTCGTGCGGCGTAGTTGAACCAGGACACGCGCCCCAAACGGGCGACGACCGGGTTCAAGCTCAGGGAAATACCAGTCAAGCGTGTCTTCAGGTTCTTGTTCGGCTTGTTTGCCAGTGTTCAGGATGCTTGCGACATCCTCTGTGGAGGGGATTACCAACATCGATTCAGCAGTCATGCGATTGCTCCAAAATAAAAAAGCGCCTTCCGGCGCTCGGTTGATTTACTTCTTGTTCATGCTTTTCAGCGTTTTCGCCAGTCTGGCGCGCTGACCTAGTTTCCCACCAGCTTTCGCCGCCTTATCAAGCGTCTTGGCTTGGATATTCTTTTCCTGAGATACCGCTAATTCCTTGTGGAACGACCATTTGTTTTAGGTCGCGTCCTTTATCCAATTCGCCACTTGATGCCTCTTGCGTTTCGCTCACTTTCACGGAGTCGCCAATCAACTCCACCGTCACGCCATGCGAGGCATAATCCACATAGCCGAACTTGGTATTCGCGTACTGCTCAATAGTGTCGCAGTCTGATTGTTCGACTTCTTCGGCCTCTCCGCTTGGATACGTCACGCGGAATCTACTCATCCTCTTTTCCTTTCAATATGTCTTCGATCTCGCCAATCAAAGCGCAGCATTCCTCGTACTTCCCGACGAGGTATTGAAGCTGCTCCATCGACTTCGGCGGATGCGAGAGCACATTTGCTTCGTACTCACGCTTACGCTCAAGCAGGAACTCAAGCGCCTGCTCTAGCACTTGCCGCCCTTCTTGATCTGGCCGCCCTTCTTGTAGCCGGGGACGCCGTTATCGCGCTTGGCTGTGGTGATCGGGCCTGCTGGCAAGCCTTTAACCATCCCGCCCGTTTTCAGCTTCTGGGCCATTGCCATCTGCTTGTGTTGCGGAACCGATTTGTTGCCTTTCATATGCTTCTCCTATTTGCTGGTTGCTGTCTTTCGCTGCCAATTGAAGAATGGTTCGCAGCGTCGCCATCTGCTCTTGGTACTGCAAACGTTCCATTTCGCGCTCTTGACGACTTCTCTCGCGCTCGGACTCCATCGTCTCCCGCATCTGCTGCAAGAAAGCATCGAACTTGTTGTCCTGCTCGTTCTTTGCAAGTTCGGTTTGCTGCTCTGCTGCGGTCTGGTCAGCTTCGGCCTTCGCCGCCAACTGTGAGGCATGAGTATCAGCAGCGAATTTAGCCGCATCGCGTTGCTGTTCTGCCTGCAAATCCTGCGCCTTCTCTGCGGATTCCTGCTGCATCTCCATGGTCTTCAACTTCTCGTTGGATGCGATCTGCATCTGACCGAGATTCATCGTGACCTGTGATGCCGGATCAAGTTGCGGAGGCGGCTGGAATTGCTGCATGAGTTGCTGGGCCTGCTGGAGCATCTGCATGATTGGCGCAAGTTCTTGCGCCATTCTCTGATCAGCTAGAGCCGAACCGTGAAGCTGCGTCTTGCTGTCGTCTTCCGGCTGGCCGGTGACTTCGGTCAGTGCCCCAGTTGCAGCCGCCACATGTTGCGCGTAGTACATCGGCAGATGCTCTTTCACCACGTGCTGAATCAGCGTCGGTAAAGCCGGTATTGCTGCAATCGGATTGGCGCAAAAGATCGGGGAGAGCGCATAGTGCATGTGCGTCATCATGTGCGCTAAGTGGTCCTGATCTTCGTACGCCTTCAGCGGCTGCTTGCCTTCGGATGCCTTCACGTTCTCCTGAATCGCATCGAGGCGCTCCGGCTCGAATGTCTCAATCAGAACCTCGTTTGCTTCCGGGAAGTTCAGCAGTCGCAGAGCGCGCCGATTGAGTTGATCCAGCTTGTAGAACTGCGGGAACTGCTCTGCAAGCTGCATCACAGCCTGGAGCTGTGCGTAACGCTGCGCCTCAGAGAAGATATTCGGGTCCGAGACGGGAATCACATCCATCGGGCCTTCAAAATCAGCCCGACTGACGATCAAATCGCCCAGTTCTTCGACTGTCTCCTGATCGTCTAGGTGATCGCGGTTGATGCGATGCAGGATCTCCAGCACCTTCATCTGCGCCGCGTGAAGTCTCGAATGGATCGCCGAGAACGTAACGCTGCCCTGCTCGATCAATGCCAATGCAGTGCCGACCGGCATATTGTTCGAGGCATCGGCGATCTTCTCCTCTGCCGTTGCCACAACACCCTTGGCCTGATTCGTCAGCCAATCCAGAAGTTGGAACAGGACTTCAGATGGCGGATTGAACGGCATCGGCATCGCGATTTTGCGGATGTCGTCAATGTTCGGCGTTGCGTCAATCTCCGTTACTTCGGTAGGCGAAATCGAGATATTCTGACCGGCTTCTCGTGCGCCCTTCAATTTCAGCATGCCGGGCATGTTGTTGATGTGCGCCGAGTCCATCAGTGCACGCAACGCGCCAGTCAAAGCGCCAGACATAGAGCCGATGATGTGCGGCAAACCTATGCCATACGCGCCACGCCACGGGATGAACTTGAACTCAACAATCCACTCCAGCGCTTCCGGGTTGATGTCGTCGGCGTCATTGTCGCCGTCGTCTTCCCAGTTGCGGTAAATCGCCAGAACCTTGCGCGTGCAGTCATCAACCGTGATGATGTACGGCGCTGGCTTCGGCATCAGCGGGTCGGAGATTTCGTAATCCACGTATATCTCGTAGATTTTACGAAGCCCGTCTTCGTTGTCGTATGCTGCATCCTCCAAGCCTTCGATCTTATCCGTCGCCTTCTTGGAGTCAGACCCCTCCGGCAATTGTGGATCGGCTATCGTAATGTCTCGATAGAGGCCAGATACAATGCGCGACTCGAACGCCTGCCGCGTGATCATCTGCTGATGCGTCTTGCGGTGCGCGCTGTAGAAGTCGGAGCACGCATACGGCAGGAAGATGTCATCAATCGGGATGAACTCAGAACGCGGGCGCTCTACTCGCTCGTCGTACCAGACCTTCAGATACTGGCTACCACCAAGCGGCAATTGCGTCAGGAGCTGCTCAAGCTCGGCGCGGTACTCTCGAATCTGCTTCGTGAGCTGCCAGTTCATGTATGACTTCTTGCGCTCGGCTTTCTCGATCTTGGCATCCGTTGCCTCGCCGATAATCTGCGTTTTGCACGGGCCAGCAGCAGGGAAAATTTCCTTGATCGCCCGTGCGGCGAAGTCGATGCAGCCTTCAGCCAGAACAGGATGCACCACCTTGCTTGCGCCGTCGAAGTCCGCGCCGCCTGGAGCGTCATCACCCAGGCCAGTCCGGCGAATGCCATCGGCATACTGCTTATCGCGCTTCTCGCGGGCTTTCTTGTCCTTCTCGATCAGATCAAGCAAGTCACCAGCGATGGCGCGCAGCTCGTTCTCTTCCAGTCGTTCGGCGAGGTTGTCGAGGAAATCGCCAGCGTCTTCCTCTTCATCCTCGTCGAGAACGATGGTTGCAGAGCCGTCGGGATTCTCGATGACGTTGCCCTCGGCCAGCGGGTCATCCTCTTCGGGTGCTGGCGGCTCGTCCACGATGGGCGCAATATTCCTGCCGTACTCCTGTTCGATTTCTGGGATATGCGGTGGCTTGTTCGGCATGTTTTATGTTCAGGCAATAAAAAAGCCGCTCAATGGCGGCTTATGTTGCATATGGGTTGCTGCGTTTTCGGCTGTAATCCGCCGTCTCCGGCTCGTCATCCTCATACTCAGGAAGCACAAGCATGTTCGTATCTTTGAGATAGATCATTGCCTGCGTGAAAGAATCAACCAGGTCGTCATGTTCTCCGTTCGGGAACTGCTCGCACTGCTTCAGCAGCTTGCGCGCCCATGTGATCGGCTTGCCCGGCTCCTTCTTCGACTCCAGTACGTAGATCACATCCATTTCGAGGACTGGCGCAGTCAAGTGCGCTCTCAGCTCCTTGCTTGCCTTCCCTGGGTTGTACGTGTGAACCGGGATGCCAGTGCGGCGCAAGTCCCGAATCAGCGCGATCCCGCTCGCCTTTTCCTCGATCATCAGCATGTCAGCCCTGCGCGCCGGATGCATCGGGTCATCCTTGACACCGCCGTACCTTGCGCTCCAGTCGTCGATCAGCTTCGGGCGAAGATCTGGATAGCTGATATGCTCGTCCCACGCATCCAGCAGCAATGCACACTTGCGGCGCTTGTGCGTGAAGATCCCCCACACAGTGCAGGCTGTCGGATCGTTGGACTCGTCATCTGTAAATGCTGTGTCGTAGCTTTGCAGGACGAATTCCAAGTCTGGCAATGGCGTGTGTGCGGGCCAGAGCTGGAAATGATCAGTCCTCAGAATGCCACCACCGGCTGGAGACGGACGCTGCTGCAACTGCCCTGCCGCGCCGTACTCACCGAGTCGCGTGGACAGCGTCTTGACCACGTTCTTCGGGTACAAACTTGGCCACAGAAGCTCACCGTGCTCAGTGCGCGGATCGCCGTCCAACGGTGTCCTACACTGCGGCCCCTCGTACTCCATCGGCAAGCAGAGATGCACCCAGTCTTTCTTATAGTCCGCCTGCTCCATGATGTGACCGGACAGGTCTTTCTCGTGGAGCCGCTGCATTACCACGACAGTGGCAGCACCACGAGATGCGCCACGAGACGAGAGCGTGCGGTCAAACCAGTTCAACGCTTGGACACGTTCAGCATCCGATTCCGCCTTTTTGACGTTGTGCGGATCGTCGATGATCTTGCGGTCTGGGTGGTGACCAGTGCCGCGCCCGCCGACAGAGGACGACATGCGGAAGCCGCCAGCAGTCAATGCGTAATGCAGCTTCTGGTTGATATCCTTGCGGATCGCAATGCTAGGCCACAGCCGCTGATACCATTCGGACGTAATGATGTCCCGGCATTTCATCGCGTCGCGGATAGACAGCGATTCATCGTATGACGCACCAAAGTACCGAAGCGCCGGGTTCTGCGTCCACTCCCACGCGGGCCACATGACCGACACGAGAATTGACTTCATCGTCCCTGGAGGAACGTTAATCAACAGGTTCTTGATCTCGCCGCGAGTGACGGCTTCGAGATGCTCACAAATGACATCGATGTGCCAGTTGTGTTTGTATTCTTCGGCTGGCTCAATGACGTGCCATGCTTGCTCTACGAAATTAACTAGCTTTGTGCAGTGACGGCGCTCTTGCTCCAGTTCTGCAGCGGCCAGCAGTTCCTTGATCCTAGCTGGCGTGAGGTTGCCTAGGTCTGAGAGGTTCATGCATTACTTCCTCGCCTTTTCCGGGAAGACGGCAGAAATCATGCATTGCGTGATGTATTGAATGGTGTACGCCTCAAACTCGTCACCCGGTTTTTTTTCGCCAGTCTCACACAGCAATTGTTGATACACATGCACAGCCTCGTGCGCCAAAAGACCGCACACTGAGGCTTTGCTGCGGCGACCGCGCAAATCTATGCAGACGATACAAAGAGCACTCGCCCCCTTGCGATCAAGTATGTGAGTGGTGGCGTTCGCGCCCTCATTAATCCATCGCGGCAGCGGTTTTACGCCAAGGCGGCGCATCTCGCGCTGAAATGCCTTTTCGCTGGCTGTGAACCCGAAGTACATCGGGAACATCGCCATGTCAAAGTAGTGCATTCGGTCGCTCATTCTGACCTCGGCGGAACGACAATCACGTCCATCGACATGAAATGTGCACCATCCTCTTGCCACGTCTTCGGCTGATCACGCCAAGCAATCGTTGATCCGTCAGGCTGACGATCAAAGAACATTGCGGCCAATTGCGCGAACTCGTATTCTGCATCTTCCGCACTACAGCCGCGCACTTGTAGGGTCGTTTGCCCGATCTGACTTGAGCTGCACTGGTCGAGCACTATCATGCGCAGCGGCGCGTTCGGAGCGATCAATTGAAAGTTGAAATGCTTGCCGATCTTCTCGGATATCTGTTTGAGTTCAGTCATTCAATATTCCTCCGAATATTATTCGTTTCCGCCCGGCGGGCGAATGTCACTTTAGGCCGTTTTTTCTTGGCCATCACAAAACAAGAATCGGCAAAACTCAATTGCACAAAATTTTCTTACTTCGCCGCCTTCTTCAGCAGCGAGGTCAGCGCCTCAAGCTCAGACCCCGACAGCTTCGTCATGTCGATTTCGCCCGCGTCTTGGTTGATGTTGTGGTTGGTGTTCTGCGCTGTCACATCAAGCCTATCGCCGTACTTCTTCGGGGCCATCTTGGACAGCAGCCACTTGCGTGCATCCACGCGCAGCCTAGAGCGCGCAACAACCTCACTATTCGTGCGCTCGTTACCGTTCTCGTCCGTGTAAGTGTCGTTGCGCCCGTCGTCGGATATTTCAAGGATTTCTTCGGCCATTTGTTCTTGCTGCACCTCGCGGGCCTTCGCGTACTGCTTTGAAAATTCCTCGTGCTCTGCCAGCCAAGCAAAAATCGTTGACATGACAGGCATCCCTTCGGATGCGCAAATCTTCCGCAGAGTCTCGCCTTCAGCAATGCGCTGACATATTTCTGCGGCAATTTCGTCGTTATACGTACTTGGCCTTCCGGCTGGCATGACAGTAATCTTTCATTACTAGATTGTTAATTAACATGGATTGGAATCGAGACATGAACCTTGCAGATTCGTGATTCCACTATGCTGTGGGGCCAGCACCGAAATAGACAATATTCAGCTTTGCGCCTGCGGCCTGCTCGATGAATTTGACGCTCGACAGGTCCGCAGCCTCGATCTCTAACTCACTTCCTGCGGGGAGTGGATAGCCAACTGTTGCCGTTGGATCTACGCCGCCGGATCTCCAGCGCACGGCTTGCGATTCAGGTGTCACCAATGCATATAGTGTGTATACAGGTACTGTGAGCGCGGTTGCAGAGGATAAGTCTGTGATCTGCTGATAACCGAGATACTTACTGAAACGATAATACAAGTTCATTTTCTACATCCTCCTTGTTTGTGTGCCAGTGTGGCGGCGATTTCTTCGGGAATGCAGGCCGCTCTTTATCGATATGCCGGAATCTGCAACGACCTCGCCGCCGCCTGAGCCGTTACCCACGCCGAGGATCGTGAACTGGCCAGTATTGGTGATCGCGTTTGACCCGCCTGCATTCGTCAGCGTGCCGGAATAGCTATATGTCCCAGGTACCGCAGTGAATGCAGCGGAGCCTGTGCCACTTCCCAGCGTGGCCGCGGTCGGTCCTTGACTTACCGCGCCGCCCGAGACTGCTGTGATTGTTACGGTCCCGGACGTTGGAGTGTTTGCGGTCGTGAAGTTGATCGTTACGTTCTGCCCGTCGATAGTTGGGTCTGTGAATGCCCCAGTCGGCGCAAGCGTAACTCCCGATGAATCCGCGCTTAATACGCCGACCGAAAACGAGCCGACCGGATCTGTGCCCAGCATGTCATACGCTCTCTAAGAGGATGTGCAGAACGCCACCAGAGTTTGACATGGTGGTTGACAAACTTGTTGGGGGGCTTGGAAGCCCCGAAGCGTAAGTAACGGATGCGAACAGTCGGCTTAGAGCCAAGCGCGAGTCAGAGTTATGCGAGCCGATTGGACACATGACCGCACCAGAAATCACCGCTATTGTCGGCGTAGAGTCAGACAATAGACCGACCCAATACCATCCCGGCGAAAGGTGCACGTTCGACTGAGATACTGTTCCGCGTACGATACCTGTTGAGGTTGTCGAGACGCCTGTCGTGCTGCCGAGGAGCGTGCCAGGAGACCCGTCAACGGCCATTGCCCATACACCGATTGCGAGATTGCCGCCTGCAGCCCCGGAAGTTATGTACGTCGTCAGGGCCGCGAGAGTCATCCCCGCATCTAGTCTATATGGCGAAAGATAGAGTGTATTGGCCGACATCGCGAATGTACTCGTCGAGCCCAGCATAGGTGCAGCACTCGCCACCCTCTTAGCAATCGTGTTGCCGAATGTGTTCGAACCAAGACCGGATGCGCTCCCCCCCGCCATTTCTGCAGCAAGCGCGATTCCGACCTCGGCAGAACTTGTCAGCGAGAGGAACGTCGCATGATTCTTCGAGGGCGTTCCGCTCTCTAGCTTGGAAATGCCTCTGGTGCGCGTGAGTGTCGTACTTGTCGCTAAAGTGCACTCCACTAACTCACGATTATTGCCATCCTTGATGGCAACAGTCACAGTTGCGCCGACGGGAACAAAATCCTGAAATCTGACGAAACTAGCAACGGCACCAGTCAGGGTTATTGTTGCGCCTGTGCCGGTCGTTGAAGTTGTTTCTTTTACCCAATCTGCGAGCATGTCTCAACCTTAATAAGTATCCGCGAAGTAATATTTCGGGTCGTCTGAGTAGTCAATTCCAGTAGCACGCGATGCCAGATCATCGATGAGCGCTTGATTGACCGTCGCGCCTGCTGCTTTGGCTAGCTTCAAAGCGCCATGAATATTTGATAGGTAACCGCTTGCAGACAGAATGCCTCCAATGCAGTTTGTCGAAGGCGGATTTGCGACCACGGTGAAGGTGGCTCCGGGTGCCGCAGTATTTGTCGGTGCAATCGGCGTTCCGCCAGGCGTAGCGGCTAGTTGGAAAGTGGTGCCAGATTTATTGACGACGTAGTACGGGGTGCAAGCAGAGAATCCGCCGGGAGCGGTAGTCTCAATGTTTTCCCACATCATCACATCACCGTTTTGTACAGAGAATCCTTGGAGCTGAGTCCCAATCGTGAATAATCCAGTCCCTGAATCCCACGACGCAGCAGGCTGAAGCGTGTGATATGCAGTCTGCGAAGGCGACGTAATCAGGTTTGCCGCGCCAGTGCTTCCGACACGAACGACTGAGCGATATGCAGTGATGTGCCATGCACCATGATTGGTGCGCACCCAGTCGTACCACTTCGACAGATGGCTAGCCACAGCAGTGGCTGAAGAGCTTTCCGTCATCTTTGCGACATGCGACGCAGCCTGCAAATAGTATCCATTCATCCATGGCGACAAATTGCAAATATCCGTGAAATGCAGCAGGCCGGATGTCTTCCAGAACGTTGTTGCTAGGTTGTTCGTGAAGTCCATCACTGCCGCATAATTCGCCGTTGAAAGATCGTTGAAGTATGTCTTGTACGCTGCACATTGAGGCGGCGAATCTGGCAGTAGAGCTGCAGTCCAGCCAATATCACGAGCCGCCCATGCGCCAGCACGTAGCTGTACGTTGAACGTAACAACGCCGTTATAGCTGGTGCCGTTGATCGATATATTCCGCTCCGCGCCGCAGTTTTGGGCTGTTGCAGTCGTGACCCCTGTATACCCACCAGAAACCGCAACGTTAGCCATCTCCAGCATCAAATCCAGATATTGCGGCTCGCCGGTCATCATGTACGGATAAGACGCGAACGCAGGCATATGGTCAAACGTCAGCGATTGCAAGGCGCTAAACGTCATTGACCCAGTTGGATTCGTAAACCCGGACGTATGCGACGTGTTGCCATCCCAGCGGAAGCTATTGCTAGACGCAGGCATGCCGCTGTAAGTGCCGCTGTTGCACGGTTTGACTGTCTTGGTGCTCGAATTGAGCACGTGAATCGCTGCATGCCCAAGAGCCAGCCCGACAACACGCGACACCTGCTGATCGGTGGCGCGCTGGGACAGTAGAGTCTTGACGTGCCACGTCGGCATCACGCCGATGTCCGACCGTTCGCCAGTTCCGCCGTTGGCGCGCTGTACCGGACCCATCGTGCCCAGTGAATAGCTATAGCTCTGTTGAGTCGTCGGGGTTGTTGTTGCGTATGTCGGCACGAGGCCGGTTGACATCCAATACTGAGCGTTATGCACGACTCTGACTGTCGCATCAGCAGAAACGCTGCCGCCTGCCTGCACGTAGTCCCACATTGCCGACGTGCCGCAAGTCCACAGCGAGCCGAAATGTGTGAGATACGGATACGCCGTCAATGTCATTCCTGACGCGGAGCCGGACAGAGAAATTGGAGCAGTCCCGCCGAGGAAGTTGGAGGCAGCTTGAAGCTTTAAGGTATCTGTTCCGAAGCTTTGCGTGAAATACGAGGTGCCGGAGACCAACGGCGATGGTAACGTTGTGCCAGATGCGCGGACAAGCGTCTGATCCTCAAATCCATGCGCGGTAACAGTTAAGCTATCGCCGCTTGTGTAGCTTGCACTCCTCGGAGTCGTATTCGTCCAGCAGTCCCGCACCGTGGACGCGCCATTCTTCAGCAGGAAACTTGAGAACGAACGCCCGCATTTCGCAGGGCTATCCACGTCATACCAGGGCTGCGTTACGCGCCCGAGGTAGCGCAAACCGTAAAGATTGCCGCTTGCATCCTGAAGCGCCGAGACGTACCAGTAGCATTCCAATTGGCCGTGGTTCGATCCCGACTGCATGAATTGCTGACGAATACGCCACACCTTGCCGACTGGCCCATCTCCAAACGTCAGGATGTCATCGTTATCCGTAACGCCTTGGTTAAGGCTGGATGTCCACGTACCGGACAGGTTATCCAAGCCTGTGACGACCACTTGCAAGTCTGTCGAACCCGAGGACAAGTCCGCAAGTGAGCGCGACGAACTGCCCGGTGCCGTGATGGTTGACTTGACGTTGACCGTAATGGAGCCGCTACCAGCAACAGTCGTCGGCACGCGAATCAGGAAAGACGCAAACTTCAGCGAGCCGTCAGACCAATACGTCTGGCCGAACATCGTGTAGGGGATATTCGTCCCGCCTACAGTCTCAAATTTCGGATAATGCCCGGTTGCGATGTCGCCCTTTTTGAAAGGGTGGCCAAACATCGGCGGGATAAAATCTGCGGCAACCGTTGACCCGGATGTGTTCGAGACAGTAAATGTCGTCAGAACGCTACTGTCAGAGTCCGGCAAGTTAGCTGGTGCGTCAATGTGGAAGCTAGAGGTAAGACCGAGACCTGAGACACCATCCAAATTGGCCGACAGCACGTAATCACGCGCCGCGCCTGTGAGGCCAAGTGTCCCCTGCACCCATTCGCCGCCTGCGCTGGTAATGCGAATAACTGCCGCGCCTGTATTGAGATCCGCCGCGCTGTTCGTGGTTACGCTTGATACAGTGCCCAAGCTGGTCGTGCTGCCGTTGGCATAGGTGATGGAGCCGGTCAGGCTCGCCTGGAAGCGAGTTGTCCCCGTACTCCATACGGTTGCTGCGCTGGCGTTAGATGCAGCAGACGGATTGTGCTTGATGGTGATCGTCTTATTCGATCCAAGGACGGTGGCAAGCGTCTCAAGCCATCCGCCCTTCGTAACCGCATCACCTAAAGCATCTTCCAATGCCGCGCTGTAACCAACCATCAGCAGCCTTTCAAATAAAAAAGGCCCGCTCACATTTCTGCGGCGGGCCGAAGTACCCAAGGGAGGTTGGGGTGAAGGAAATTAGGTATTACCGACTCTCAGGCTATCCAGCAGCCGATCCACGCTTTCTCGCGCTCTGATCGGCTTCATCGCCTCTTCTTCGAGGACGTATTGCGCAAATCCGCGCAGCGTGGCGACTATCGTGTTTCTGTCGGGTCGCGTAGCTACCAAGCTGTCAGCCAGTGCTTCGATGCTCTCTGCTACGCGATCCATTTGCCTTATTGTGCTGCCAGCTTCGAGCGCAGCTCGTAACCCATCAGCGGCCAAATCTTCTGCACGGCGTTCTGGCGGGCGATCTTGCGGCCAATCTCGGCGTCGAAGTTCTCAGGCGACGCGCAGGCGCTTTCGCCAGTTACGGTGAAGCCGTTTTTCAGGACTAGGACGCAGAAGGTCAGAAGGTCAAGCGCCTTATCTGCTGCTTGCACTTCGGGGCCACCCCGGTAGTAGCCGCAGACACCGTCGAATGCTGTGAAGTAATACTCGCTTGCGATATTCGCTTCGATGTCGTCCGGCGTGATGCGCGGCGCGGTCAGGCCCTTGGCTTGGATTTCCTGCTCAATTGCTTGATCATTCATTCGGTATTCCTTGGCTGGTTTAAGCCCGGTCCATGATTAAGATGCGCGGTGCTTTTCCGCGTGATGCAGAGGGGGCTGATGTTGCCTTGCCGATAGTTCGTAACTATTTAGCATCATTGCTCCATGGGAATGGTTGACGGCCAGCCGAAACGCCACCCATGAAGGGAGGGGCATGGATAACGTTCAGCCGCGCCATCAAAAGAGCCGCCTATACTCGGCCAAGTCTATTTACCGCCAGGAATCCCCAGCGGATAAGCGGCTCTCTTCATAGCGCGATTACTGGCCGCCAGTACAGCAGCAGCCAGAATATCCACATTGGATAGGTCATCGCAGTATCCCGAGACGGATCATGCGATCTACAGCGTCTTCCAGCTCTTGGAATGGCGCTTTCGGAGGTGGCACGAATAGCGTGAAGCCCTCCAGCAGATCGATTGGCGGCTTTGCTGGCTTGCGATGGATAACGCGGAATGTTTTGCCTGCCAGCTTATTGGAGCCGGTTGGCATGCCGCCGAGTTGCTTTCTAATGTCGGAGTTGCTCATGATCCCAATCTCCCCCAGAACTTTGCCACCCACTCCGGGCTTTTGTGCTCCGGCGTATTGCGCTCGCGGCGCTCCATTAAGGACTGCATTTGACGGCGCACATCGCGCTTGGTCTTTGATCTGGACTGAGACTGCATGGCAACCTCCAAATGAAAAAGGCCGATCCTTTTCAGGTTTCGGCCTTTGTAGACGCACTTTTGACGTGTATCTAATTCGGCACTATAGCGGACAAGTTTGTTTTTGTCAAAATGATTCATGATTAAACTTGTTCGACTTCGTTCTATTTTCCTGCCGCGGAATTACCCGGAGATTGAACTCACAATGAAGTCCGCAGACCCTTTTATTTACGATTGGAATAATGTGGTCGACCTCATGAGGAACCCCGGTTTTCTCACTGAGCCTATCCCGCTCTAAATAAACCTCAACCATCTTGTCCTGGTTAGCCCATCTTGGGGTGGCTAGCCTAATCAGGACCGCCCTTCGCTCTTTTGGATCTTTTGTATTTTGAATAACAGAATGCCAATGTTTTTTCAATTCTGGATTCGTCCATGGGTTTTTCAATGCAATCATCTCTATTGCATTTTTTGTCCAATCGAGCTGACTCATGCGGAATTTTGACCCTCTAAATCGCTCGGAATACTCGTAGGGCGTTATTAGAATTTGGCAAAGGAAGTAACTTACATCCTCCCCGGTTGTCGCTTCATACCAAGCCTTAAATCCTGCGCCGCGCAGTTCTTCGTGAATCTTGGCCAAGAGAAGCGCATCATGCTCCTGCGCCCGAATCAAACTTAAGCGGCGCGATTCTTTCTTCCTCGCAATTTCTTCCCGCTCGCCCTGCATATTACGAAGATGGTGAATTTCGGCCTTCCATTCTTGGCGTTTCTGCCTTGCCTGCTCATTGCGCTGCTCTCTAGTCATTGCCATGAATCCCCCCCGAAAACCAATTAAGCATCTAAAAATCCGCACATCTTTTCTAATCTATCTGCCGCTTCGCGCTGAGCATCGCAATCAAGCTGCCTTAGCTTTTCCCAGATCGCATTTTTCTGATCATAGGCAGTTGATTTTGGAACATTGATCCTCTCAGCAATTTCCCTGATCGACACGCCGCGTTCGTAGTACGCCCGGATGATTGCATGCCGCATGGTTCGGACTGACATTCCAGTAATCCATTGCGTAGACCACTCGGCCAAGTTCGCCACGGCTTCCTTGTACTCGTCCAGCATCTTGTCCGATCCGCAGCAAGGGCACTCTTCATATTTGAGTGAGTAGCGCGCAATGATGCAAGACCTCTTAAACGACGGCATTTTATCGATCTCGCCTCGGATAAATCCGGCTTGGCCAGCTCCATCCAAGGAAACAAGACCTTTACCAGAGCCAACGATTCCAGTCTTCATCATCTTTGCATGCGGCGATACGGCATATTGCTGCGCCGAGAAGCGGAACGCAAAAATCAAAGCCTCGTTTGTGTTCTTAAACAATTCCATTTCGCGCCTCCCAATGTGTTTAAAATACGGTCGCAACTCATCACTTTTAGCCTCGGTCTTTGTGCCGGGGCGTTTTCTTAGTAGTCGGGAGAAATATTCTTTGCCGCCTTGTGCGCCGTCTCAAGATTCCTAACAGAGTCAAGGCAATATTCCCCGCTACCCATAAAACGCCAGTAACTCGTATAGTCGCGGAATATCCGTAGTTCTCTGGTTTTCTTCCACCACAAATATCCCGTAGTGACATCGACCGTAGCAAAATACCTATAGTTGAGAACTGTTTGCCCGGTACGGCTGTAGTCTCTAAAGTTTTTTATTTCCATCATCTCTTCCTCCTTTTCGCTCTACTTCACACCGGTCAAAATTACTTGCGCCTGGATGCATCTCGCCGAATAAGCGTCATAGTCCGCTTTTGGTAGGTTTTTTCGGACTTGCTCGCACTGCTCAACCGTCGGAAATCTCTCCAATACGTCCACGTTCCCCCTGTTGTAATCACCATTGGAGACCACAACTAGCAACCACAAAAACACTGCTTGCATCACCTCCTCCTTTTCGCTCTCTGCTCCTGCCTCGCCTTTTCCCTGCGTAGGCGCTCTGTTGGGTATTCGTAGTGGTCAAACAAAATAATCAAGCTCCAAGTGTTTGCGCATGATCGCCCTTGCATCGGCTAGCGCGTTATGAGGCAGGAGGGAAACCGCGTCCAGATCGCGCCGGATTTCCATCGTCAGCGGCGGCGTGTCGAGCCTGTAGCCGGGGCCGGTAATCAGCAAGTTGCAGAAGTGCGCGATGTCTTCCGGCCAGTCCGCAATGATGTGCACGGACGGATAGCGCGACAGGAACAACGACAAACCAGTCTGCATCTCGATCTTCGGAATCGGGTCTTTGTTGAGGATCGGCATCACGTTCTGCGCTACCCATTGGCCCGGATTCTCGCAATAGGTCACCTCGTACCATTCCTGACCGTCTTCAGCGACTAGGGCCATGGAAATCAAATCGCCCTTGAACTCGTTGAACTCCGTGTCTATCCAAATTCGCATTACTTCCCCTCCTTCACTACGTTAAGAGCCTGCTCGACGGTTTCAACCACATGCACCGGCGCGGTCTTGGCTGCGTTCAGAATCCAGTTGATTTCGTCCTGCGTCAGCTCCCGCTTACTGGCGACCTTCTTCGAATCCTTCACTTCGAGCAGATGCCAGTTGCCACCAAACCCCACCAACAAATCCGGACATCCTTTGCCAATACTTGCCAGCGACTGGACGTAGGCCCCAATGCCGCGTAGAGCCTTGACGATGTCGTTCTGATTGGCGTCGATCTTGGCGAACTTCATTTATCCACCTTCTCCACCCCAATCTTGACGACGCCAAACATCACGCCAATCAGTAGCAGGCAGACCACAAAAATAAACGCAGCACCGATACAAGCAAGAATCTCCATCACAATCCCCTTTCCCTAATCAACCGTTACGATTCCTGCGCCCCATCTTCCGGCGAGCGCGGTTATAGACGCCAACCAGGCCGAATCCAGCGAAAAGCAGGATGATGATTGCTACCCACAGGCCAACACCGCCCCATATCGGCAATGTGACCAACCACCAGGAGATGTCAGCAAGGCCGGTGATTTTCAGCACGGACAAGAAAAAGACCAGCACCGCGCAGTAGGTGACCGTGTAGCTCGTGTTTTCGTTTTCTGTCGCCATTTCATTCCTCCTCGTCTATGCCGTCGCCGGTTTCTGATGTGCGCATAGCATCTTCGATAGCTGTATCAGCTTCAATTCGAGCAAGTAATTCTGTCGCTTCACTACTCGGCCCACACCCCTCAGCAGAAAGGCGGTAAAACAATGCCGCCTGCACAAATGAGTGCGCCGACCAGATCAAATCAACTTCGTCATACGCCAGATTCGCTGGGACAGTGCGATCTGTCATTTCCAACATCATCATCGCGTTGATCAAATATCGCCTCTGGATTTCATTCACCTGCTTCTCCTTTTCCGTTGTACGGCTCTGCAAACCACTCTCGTCTGAACTGCCAATTACCGCGCGCGCTGCTGATCGTTTTTGCGGTTGCTACCCGGTTCGCTAGGGATAGCAGCAGTCTTGCAATTGCGTTCCTCATGTACCCTCCGCTCTAGTGCAACAAAAAGCTTGTCCTCGATTCGTTCCTTATGCCCCGGCTTACCGAATCTATCCAGCGAGTCGATTGTCTGCAGCAGGTGCCGAACGCAGCAATCGACGCAGCGCATGTCCACGGCTCGCGACGTTATGGCGTCGGCTGCCATCAGGCAGGTCTTGCAGCAGATGTCTGAGCTAATCATTGCTACCCCCTTATTCCGGCTTTGTTGGCACATCCTTCACCAAGGCCCAGCCCTGGCTAGTTGTATGCATTCGTCTGATCGATACGCTGGTCGTGCGTGATGATGTCAGCGCGCCGCTCGGATGGCATCTAGACATCAAAGCCTTTCCATTTGCGACTTGCATTACCCGGCAATGCCTGCCATCCATCCTTACATCGAGATCGCGCCAGACTTGCCCAACTTTCACCTCTGTGCCTTCTTTCGTAATGTTCACATTTCCTCCCTATCCCATCGTTATCTTCAAAAAGCTCTAAATCGCCTCGTATTGCGTTTTCTCGATGAGTTGACATGCATCTACCTAGTCACTCATTTCATCGCCTTGTAGGGCCGATGCTTGGCCTCCAATCACCCCATTCCCCACGACTCCCACGACTCCACTGCTTGCTACAGTCTTCCCGCAACCTCTGCCCCGACTCCTTTCCCCGTCTCGCTATCACCTTGTCGATGTATGCAAGTGCTGCTTCTTGGCTCTTGGTGCGCATCTTTAGGATGTGGCGGACTTCGCAGCGGTGGCGGTGAGTTTCCGTGTCTGCTGGCTTCATCCTTGGTTATCAACCACCAGTCGCAGCATTCCAACCGAAGAACTGGCATCCAACTGCTTGACCGGCAAAAGTGGCTTGTCAGATCCGTTCCCGATAACCTTCTTTGCCCGCTCCTCATTCCCGATCAGCATTGGCGGCTCGGTATGTGCATAGCCGCTCTTGCTGTTCGATGCTTCAGAAATTCCGATTAGGGTCGGCGGGTATTCGGGTATTTCGCTGCGCATCCGGTAGCCGCGATACCGGTTCACAAACTCGTTGCGCACGAACGGCCATTCATCCTCGTTCTTGTTCCCGAACTGAATCCAACCACCCATTTCCGTCACCACCCGATGAATCAGCGGATCGTCAAAAACCACTGAGCGATAAGTGCCAACAGTCCGAACAGCGCGATCCACTTTCGCCCAGGCTTGCAGGGCCGAATCCTGCGTGGAGCCTTGCAGCATCTTCACGATGTCCGCAATCTTCGGCATGAACTGCCCGCTGTCAGGATTCTGCGTATGGGCCCATAGAGCCTTTTCCACAGCCTCAACGTCGTACTGCTGCAATCCCTGCCAATAGAGGTCGGCAACTCCCTTCGACATTTCTTTGCCGTAGTAGTCGCATACCGCTGTCAGCACCGTCGCGAACCGCTTTTTGTCAATGTCCTGCATCTGATTCCTCCAGCCACCGTTGAAGATTTGCCGCCGTCGCTTGTCCCGCTTTCCCTAATGTCGGATGAGATTGAGTCGGAGAAGCGCGGGCTTGTGGAGATGCCCGCTCGTTCCGTACCCAATTGCGCCAGGTTGCCGACCAATCGAGCTTGCAACCCTTCTGGCCTCCAATCCCATGCCAGTAATCGCGAAACCTTGCGGCAGTCTCGCCAACATGCAAATCCGGTCTTTCGGCTTTGCAGAACTCGAAATCAGCATCGCTAGGCTGCCAGTCAGCAGGCAACCGCGTAGCGCGTTGCGTCTCTGCTTTTGACTTACTCTTCTTCTCTTCTTCTCTTATCTCTTCTTCTCTAGGCGTGACATGGTGTGACATGGTGTGACATGGTGTGACAGCATTCTCTTGCTGCTCTTGTGGCGTGACATTCTTCCCCTCCCGCTCACGCTCACGCTGGGCGCGCTTTCTGTCTGCAGCGGTGTCATCTTCGCGTTCACGCTTCGGCTGGCGCTTCTCCCAGCCCGTCAAGTAATTGCCGTTCAAAAAACGACCTTGCATTGCGCCACGAATTGCCTCGATATCTTCGATATCAATATCCAATGCCGTGGCAATATCCTCGTCGCTCCACCCCTCGATATGTCCGCGCTCTGTCGCATTTGATGCGCAGGTCATCATATGAAGAGCAACCGCAATCACGCGGCTGATCTCTTGCTTGGAAACACGGGAAATCGTCCGCCACTTCGGATCGTTCACCATGTCAGTCCACAGGCGGAACCATGGGTTAGCCATTAATCAAGCCCTCCATGAGACTCAGGCCAGTAGATCGGGTCGGCACATTGCTGAAAGAAGTACCGAACAGGCCACCCTCTCCGCTCCATGAAATCAAAATGATCAACTTCGCAATCTAGTGCGACGGTATAGCAAGCATCTGTGCAGCTATCGGCGTTCTGGCGAATGAGATCCTGGATTATGGCTAGAGGAGCCTTAAAAAACTCCCTAGATGCATTTACTCGGTACTCCGCAAGATCGTTATGCAATGACTGCTCAATCTCGTACGGATGACTTGTGCCAAAAAATGCCAACAAGGTAAAAGGGGTTGGGCATGCGGTGGCGGCGGACAACTCCATCATTCGCTCTTTCGGATGCTTCAGAGTGAAGCCGATCTTATAAATGCCGGGCATCGATTGATTCGCCAACACGTAGACAAAGCCGTATGTCATTCCCCTACTCCCCTTACAGTCACATTTCTTCTGTTCAACCAATCAGCCGCTCAATCGTCACTGCCAAGGCATCGATCTCGTCCATTTTCTTAATCCGCCACATGCCGCGCTCCCCGTGCAAACCGAGTTTTGGCCCTTGGTGGCAGCTCTTGCATAAGGCAACGGATGTGTACCATTGCCCTTGTTTGATCTCGTGGCAGTCACAGGGACCCGGATCATCACAAACTGAGCAAGGCAATGACTTCACGGCTTCGATGTGTTTGCGCTCAGCCACGGTCGGCGCTTTCTTGTTTTTGCTTTGCATGGCGGTTACTCAGCCGAACACCGTAAGGCCGCCAGACGTGGAATAGCCAGCTTGGAAGCCAATCGAGCCGTTTTTAAAGCAGATGTCAGTGCGGAACCGGCCCACTAGAAGAGGATCTAAACTCGGGATGTTCTTGGCTTGGAGCGGTCGATATGTGGGCAGCTTTGGGGCCTTTGTGACCTCCGAATCTGCAGGAGCAGCGCTGTATTGCTGCAGCACCTTCAGGACAGGCTCATGCTTCTTGCCATTCATCTTGAGCCAGTTGTTCTCATGCATATGGCGCAGGGTATTGCGAACTGTGTTAGGGCTCATGCCCTGTTTTGTCAGGGTCTGGACAATCCCCCTGTATTCCATCGGCCCTGCTTTGCACAGAAGCGCGGCAATCCTGTCACCGGCAGTTCCTTGTTTTGGTCCCCTGAATACGTCTTTCATGACATCCCCCAAACGTAAATGAACGAGAAAACTGCTACAGCAACCACCGTCAGCGCGGCGGCAAAAATGACGGGCGTATCCATTACGCTGCCTTTTGATTCTTCGTTCTCAGCGCATCGAGACGCATGTTCTCGAACTTGATTTGCTCGTTGAGAGAGCGCAGACTCTGAACGGCGTGGTTTGAGGCACGGATCACGCGATTCAGCTTTGCGGTATAGGCTGACTTGATGTCGGATTGGCTTGCGTTCAGGTCGATCTGAAGGCGCAGATAACGCGCATCTTGGTTAAGCGTGTCGATGTGGCTCAGCAGCTCAAGACGCTCAGATTGCATTTGTTCGAGGGGTGTCATGTTCGCCTCCGGGTCAGAATTTGTACTCGGGGCTGACATCGAGAATGCGGCGGATGTCACTGAATGTGATTCCGGCTATCTCATGGGCGCGAATCAGAAAAGTCGCGCCGGGAGCAAGGATACCGTGACGGATCTTGCTGATAACAGGGGGGGCGAATTCAAGCTTGCGGCTAAGTGCTGCGTCGTTTTTGCAGCCAAGCATCTCCTTAGTGACATCCAATAAGAGGTTTGCGCGGTCCACGGCTATCTTGGTTTGGTGTGTCATTTTTCCTTCTCCCTTTGTCAATCACGTTTCTCCACGACCTTAGCGGCGTGGGCGTTATAAAAACGGAGCCAGACATGATGCAAATCCGGCTGGTAACGAGGCAGGCAATGCTCAGGCAACTTGCCTGCCGTGGCTGCTAATTTGGCGTTGTGCTGCAGTTCTGCGATGGGGCGAATTTCACTCATAAAATCTGTTCTTCTTTAATGTAAATATCGACTGATCGAAAAAAATACCGCTCTATCTGTCGATACTCTGATTGCCTTGCTGGCCTCTCTTCAGGGGAGACCCCTTTAAGAGCCTCCTTCGCTGTCCTCAAGCAGCATGCATAATGGAGGACGTAGTCTGCTGGCTTTAGATTCTTGATCTCCCCCATCTCGGCCTCACATCCTCATGTGCATTTTTGTTGCTCCGTAATTCACGCGGCCCGGTAGAAACATGGCCCTGTTCTGGCCCGGAATGGACCATTCGTTTTTCCTCCGGCGGCGCTTATGATTCTCATCAGCGGTCCACTCGATGGCTTTGTCATTTAGGACGGCGCTTTGCGATTTCCCTGCTGACTGGCATACATCCCTGAATGCAACATAATCAGTGGGACGCATTGCGACCTTAACAATGATGCTGCGGGTTTCTTTTGCTGCTTGCTTCATGGTTTCCTCGTGAAAAAGAAGGACTTCGGTAAAAAAAATGAAAAGTTCAAACAACTGCAAACTGCTGTGACATTGGTCAAAAACTCGAATCCGGGCGGAAAAAATGCGGCCCTGTGTGAGCGACCGCCTAACTTCCTAGGGACAGCTAAATCGTTTCTTGCTTCTATTTCTTGGTGCGGCGAGCCTTAGTGGTGCACTTGCTGTGATCTTCAAAGAGGTCTGGGCGAGCAACTTTCAAGAATTTCAGTTGCTGCTTTGGAATTCCCTTAATGCCCTTCCATTGAGAAACCGCGCTAGGCGTAACCTCGCAATACTCGGCGGCAGCCGTCGTCCCGCCGAGGCGATCAATGATTGATATGGCTTGTTCCTGTGCATTCATGCACTTACTTTAGCGCACTAAAGCATAAAATGCAAGCACGCTAAAGCACCTTTTGTTTAGAGTGCTAAACATGGAAAAAATGACACTTGGGGATCGACTGCGAGAAGTAATGCAGGAATTGGGCATTAACTCGCCCAGGGAATTTGCGGAGTTCTGCGATGTTTCGGAGGGGCTGGTATCTCAGTGGTTCTCCGGCACAACAAAACTTGGAGCAAAGCCACTTATCGCGCTATCACGCACGAAGTTCAGTCTCGACTGGATTGTTGACGGGAAGCTTCCGAAATACAGTAAAGAACGAGGTCACATAACTGTGGCTCCGGAGCCGGAGTCAAAAGGGTGTGACCCAGGTACCATTGTTGAGATGACAACTGTCTATTACTACACGGACGACGCAGGTCGCGATGCAATAAATTCTGCCATTGAGGCTGCAAAAACAAATCTACCGACCCGCATTAGAAACCAACTGGAGATGAACAGGCGTAACAGGCTTGGGTAATGGCAATGGCGATGCTTGCGCCATATTTGAAAGGTAAATAAGTGAAAGCTTTAATCGTGCTGGGTCCATGCGTTCCAGGTCGTTAATAGCTTGCTGCTTCTCCTGTTCCGTCATAAATCCCTCCTTGATGGGATCGGCTTGACGTCTTGAATCTTGACGTCTTGACCTATGCTAATACATCGCCTACAGATGTAGGGGCTTTCTTACAAAACACTTACAAAATCTCAACCATCGCAATAGACCATTACTTTTTATTGATAGTTGCCGAAAATATGTAACGCAATTGAAAATACCCCTGTATGTAAGAACAGTGTACCGCAAGTTACATTTTGAAACTACACCATAAAGACCTAGTTTTAGAGCAAGAAAAGCGGGTCTAGTTTCGCCACCGTGGTGTTATTGTATGGCACGGTGGATTCTTACACTAGGGGCATGAGTTTTCGAAACATTGCCCCGTCAAATATCCGCTTTCCTGACGAGCTGAAAGAGCAAATCGACAGGTCATGCAAAGAAAATCGACGCTCCATGAACTCTGAAGTTATTTTCGCTGTGGAATCACACTACGCGGACAAAGAAAAATACAGGAGTCTCAAGAATTTCAGTACTGGCGATCTACTGGAGGAGCTGATCCGCCGCCTTGGCGCTGAGGGATTGACTATCCAGCCAGCGAAAGAGAAAGAAGAGCCGCCAGATAGTGCGTGAGTTGGCCCGATAGCAACACGCATACATATATATACGCAGATTGCGTATATCTGCTATACTGCGCGTATTCAATAAGTAGAAATACAGATGCGCGCCACCTTCGTAGAATTACCGCCATTCGAGCGTCACCGCAAAGAATATCTCGATGACAGTGCTTTTCAAGCCCTTCAAAATGAGATGCTAAAAAATCCACAAGCTGGCGATGTCATTAAGGATACTGGCGGATTGCGTAAGTTGCGTTTTTCTGATCGGCGACGCGGTAAGGGGAAGCGTGGAGGATTACGGGTTATTTATTATTGGTGGATTGATGAGTCGCAATTTTTGCTTTTCACGGTCTACGACAAAGATGAAATGAGCGACCTATCGCCCGACGAACGTAAGAAACTCGGCATCATGCTGGACAAAGAGCTGAAAGCGAGGATTATCAAATGAAAAAGCGGAAACTTTTTGATGAATTGGTCGAGGGATTTGATGCGCTAAAAGACCAGCGACAAGGGAAAATAACGCTGCGCACCCACACCATCGAGGCAAAGCCAGTGCCGAAAATTACCGGCAAGGAAATTGTAGAGTTACGAGAAAGAATGCACGTCTCTCGGGCTGTGTTTGCAAATCGCCTACGGACAAATGTTCGCACCTTGGAAAATTGGGAGCAAGAAAGAGCGCAGCCAAGTGCGCAGGCTGTTTTACTGATCAAGCTGGTAGAAAGAAATCCTGAGATGCTAGAGATTTTGGAGACAATTTAGCCAAGATAGCCGCCCAAAAGGCGGCTTTTTCATTTCCTCACGCCACTAGTTTCAATATCCTAGACCGTCGCCAATCCTCCGCGTATTTCTGCAATGCCGGTTTCCGTGTCGCATAGTCTGCGCCGGAGCCGATCAGCACGGTGTTCAGTTCTTCCAGCTTGGCAAGTAGGTCAAGCTGGGCAGAATCAAGGCTGTCGCGGTCCAGCCCCTTAAACTCCCCCGCCAGCGCCCAATTAACCAGCTTTGCCTCGGCCATGTAATGGTGCGCCTGGCAGTCCTTGCCCTGCTTCTGGCGTGTGATCTGCAGGACTGCAGCCATTATCTTGTGCGATGCCGATGCCTCGTGCCGCAGCCTGCGCTGATCGTGGACTGAGTGAGTGCCGCGTATCAATAATTCGATCTGCTCATCGCACCAGACAGCAAAGTCTATATCTAGCCACTGAGCAAATCGAACCGCAAGCTTGGGGTGTAGCCATGTTCCGCCGCCGTTCTCCTGAGAACCTTGTTTTGTCGAAACAAATCCAGTTTTCTTTGCTAGCGCGAGAAGTTTTGCCCTAGAGGCTGCTGATGCGCTATCTAAGTCATTGATTTTGTTCAATTCCTGCACAAAACCGGAATTGCCTATCCGCCTTGCCAGCGCAGCCATGTATTGCACCGTGTCGCGCTGATTCAACCAATCGCTTGGCTCTTTAGAAAATCTCGCCGCAACAGTCGTTGCATTAAACCATCCATCGTCACGAAACGTGACATCCATTCCATCGTATTGCGCAATAACTAAGTGACTCACTCGGGTTCCTTTCGTCAATAGCACGGCTTTGTTGCACTCCCGCAGCAATCGGAGTGTGGAAATATTTTCGCACATTTCCTTTAGTTCGCTAAATTATTACTTGCACTTATTAATTTAGGCTGCTAAAGTACACACATCGACGCAGCACACAGAAACAAGTGCAGCGGATAACCAGGAGGGATGAGAGATGGAAGCGAAACAGATTGAGATAGCCGGTTATGAGCAGGAAGGTCATTGTGAGCACTGTGGCCGCGCACTCAAGCATTGCATCCGCCTTGGTGATGGCCGAATCGTCGGCGCAACCTGCTTCGACAAGGTTCTTACGAAGCCGCGACTGTACTTTGGCAAGCCGTACCGTGTCGGCGCAGAAAACGTGATCCGGCGCGCAAAGATCGCAGAACTAGGCCGCCTTGCTCGCTATGGCATGACTGCACGTGACTTGGTTTTCGAGGCCGCATAAGGGTTGTCCATGAGCAAAACAAGCAAATCGAAGGTAGTCGACCTCGGAAAAGAAAAGCAAAAGCGTCTCGTGCTTGATGCATTCGACAAGCTTGAGAACAAGGGCAAGCGAGAGCGCACCGAACAGAAAAAGTTGGTAGAGCGAGAAGCGCGCAAGCGGTTTTGAATAACTGGAGGGATGAGAGATGGAAAAACTATACGTGCACAGTCAGAACCGCAATCTGGTAGTAACGGCCACGAATAAGGTGGTAGCTGACACGTTAAGTGAAGACTTCACCGCAGAAGAGCAGCGTGAACACACAGAATGCATCGTCCGCGCCTGCAATAGCCGCGATGCCTTGGTTTCCGCACTGCGCAACCTATACGAAGCGATTGATAGCTGCACTGACTTGACGCCGGAGATTCTGCAGCAGGCTAGCGCCGCACTATCCCTCGCTAAAGGTGAATGAGATGGAAGCAATCAACGCACTAGCCGCAGAACTGGGATGCTCACCGGCAGACCTGAAATGCTTAGCAGTAGGTGTCGCAGAGTCGATGAAGAAGGATGGCGCTGTTGATGCCTTCTTCAAGCATCCGGAAATGCAGGTTGCGTTATGCGAAGCATATGTTGCTGCCCAGCTCAAGAAATTCGAGGCATTCGTGGTCACGTACATGAAGAACAAAGAGGCTCGTGAAGCTTTTCAGATCAGGGTTCTGCAACTTTTGGGGGAGTAATCATGGGCACACAACTATTCGCAAGACCGGCAGCACAACGTCAATGGCATGCAGAAGCAATGCGACAAGACGCAATCGACAGCGAGGCAAAAGAGGCAGCACGCCACATCAAGTCAACGCTGTCACTCAACGCACGCAACCTGTCTGCAGTAAGCGAGGCAATGCTGGATCAGATCGGGCAAGAGGAAATGCAGATGATTCTCGAATGCTTGGAGCGCGGGAACGATGGATTGCTTGGGCTGGTGACGATCTTGAGCGCGGTGAAGGAAGCGGCGATTTACGAAGTGGCGGAATACCACGCAATCAAGGTTGTTGAGGAACATGGCACGGCTGTTTTGAACTACTGACTCTCCTCCCTGGTGCTGCCATGTGCAGCCGAGTGGTTCACGAAACGAACCGCAAAGACGCATGCGGATTAAAGATTCGATCAGTCCGCAGCCGCCTTTGAGCTCTCCTTATACGGTGCCAGAAGCGCGAAAGCGTAACCCGATTCTGGCTAGCCCTCGCCTCGACAACGAGGGTCAACACAGAAGCGGCATCGAAGCATAGCAAGCGATGCTAGGGCCAAAGTATGCGGAGGATTCGCGATTAATCCGCAAAGGATAACCCGACCGCTATCGAGCGGTGAGCCGGATTGCAACCATCTGGCGATGCTGTTTCTGTGTTGGTGGCGGAAGAAGTAGCGGTCACATATGGGCTTAGAGCGAAGCCGTGCGCACGGAGCGTATCCCCCCGTATTCATCCCGCAGTCCGCCAGGATCGCAACCTAAAGCCAACACCTAAAGCCCCTCCGGGTAAGAGAGGGGCGACACGAAAGCGACCTGCTTAGGAGACGTGAGACATCTCCGAAGTACGTGCTGTGCGGGCAGGCCGCTTTCGTGTTGAGGGAGGATGACATGACACAACAGCAGCCGGAAGAAACAGAAAGCAAACGTCCAGTATGCGAGGAATGCGACAAAGAGATGTATCCATTTGCCGCAGATGTGAATGGGCGAATGGTTGAGGGGTGGGGCTGTGATTACTGCGGATGGTCGTTTGATGACGAGGGGGAGTGATGAGCGCACAACAGCAGCCAATTAGCTACGAACGCATGCGGGAAATACTTGGGGCCAAGTTGGTGGTGCAGTACAGAGAGTCGAAGTTCCCGATGGTATGGTGCTCTCAGTGTGGCAAGGGATTCGGGCCGGGTAACAGTGGATTTTCACACTGTAAGCATCACCAACATTTGACGGTAGTGGAGGATTGAGATGTTCAAAACAAACGACTTTTTCGCCCGTCATGAGTACGTGACGCTTGTCCTGATCGGTTTGCTGGTGTGTGTAGCTGGAGCGTTCAAATGAAACCACTTTACTCGAACGAATACACGAGAACGCATCTGATGAACCCTGACAGACGATACGTTCCAGCATGCGCGACGAATATAGCAGAGACATTCCAGCGTATCCGTGCGAATCAGAATAAGGCAAGCAAGTCAGCCAAGGTTCGGCGGATCAGATGAAGAAGACGCCGACATGCTGGGCAGGGAAGATTCGGCGGTTCTTGAGGTGGATAAGCAGGACGTGGAAGTAACAGTATCAATAACCTAATGCGGGCAGAGTCTCCGCGAGAAAGGCAAGAAATGAACGAAATAATCACACAATCGCGGGCAAGCTTCTCTCTCGCGCCTCAGGATCTTGACCAAGCACTCAGGTTCGCCGAAATGCTCTCCAAGTCAAGCATCGTCCCGAAGGACTTCCAGAACAATCCCGGCAATATCCTCGTTGCGGTTCAGTGGGGGATGGAACTCGGCCTTCAGCCAATGCAAGCAATGCAGAACATCGCCGTAATCAATGGCCGCCCTTCCCTTTGGGGCGATGCAGTTATCGGACTTGTTCGTTCTTCGTCGGTTTGCGAATACGTCATCGAAGAAAACCTTGAAGACAAGGCGATTTGCCGCGTAAAGCGTCGCGGCGAGGACGAGCAAGTTCGCATTTTCACCAAGGAGGATGCTCAGAAGGCCGGGCTTATTGGCAAGCAAGGTCCATGGACTCAGTACCCGAAACGAATGATGCAAATGAGGGCGCGATCATGGGCGTTACGCGATGTGTTCCCAGACGTGTTGCGCGGCATGCCGATTGCAGAAGAAGTCATGGACATTGAATCGCGGGACATAACTCCAATGCCGCAACGCCTGACAGGGGCGCAGGCAGCAGAGGCAGCGCGGCTATCCGCCCCGATTGACTCCGAAGAGCGAAGGCAACTGATCATCGAGCTTGAAAAAGTCATCCGCGAAAGCGGCCAAGGTGCCTACGCAGAACGGTGGAAGGGATTGACGGCAGCTCAGCGCAAGATGGTCGGCAAGGAAGAGCACGAACGAATCTGGTCAATGGGAGATGCAAATGAGTGAGCTTCAGCGAACTGAGGATTGGCATCTGGCCCGCGCAGGGAAGTTCACCGGCTCAAAGTTCTGCGACGTAATGGCCCGCAGCAAGAAGAATGGCGAGCCGCTGAAGGCGTACAACGATCTTGTTTGGCAGCTTGTCGTCGAGCGCATGACAGGACAGCCAGTGGAAGGGCCAGTCGGTCATGCTCTCAAGTGGGGAACAGAGGTTGAGCCGTACGCCCGCGAGGCATACGAGCTGGAAACCGGAAACATTGTGAGCGAAGCGGGCTTTGTGACTCACCCGAAGTTCGGATTTGCTGGAGCATCGCCTGACGGCTTGATTGGTGACGACGGCGGCTTGGAAATGAAATGCCCGAAGGATTCCCGTATTCACCTGGAGCGCTTTTCAGAAGGCATCCCAGAGGAATACGTTCCTCAAGTGCAGGGCAACCTGTGGGTGACGAGTCGGAGGTGGTGGGACTTCGTTTCGTACGATCCGCGCATGCCCGAATCTCACCGGATTTATATTCAGCGCATTGAGCGCGACGAAAGGTACATCGCGGAACTGGAGACGGCAATCTTGGCGGCGGAAGCGGTTGTACAGGCAAAACTCGAATACCTACTTAAAACGGCGGCTTAATCATGGATTTCATCGCCATCCCCGCCGAAGTTTTGCAGTCTTCCGAGTATCAAGAACTAACGCTCGGCAACAAGCATCTTCTGATCGAGCTTTACGCGATGTTCGGGGACTGCGAGAGATTCACAATTGATTTGGAAAATCCAGTCTTGTACAAGCAGCCACAGAAGGCGCATATGGGTAGGAAAGTGATGGCACTGGTGAATTCTGGTCTCCTGAAAACGGTTGACCTTACAAAGAGTGGGAAATGTCATTACAAGCGAGTGTTCACCTTTAAGTATCCGGCAACGGAAGCATTTGAAAGGGCAGCATAACCATGAACAAGACGATTACATTGCGCGGCGAAAGCAATGCACAACAGCTTTGGAGTTTTCTCCGTGCGAATTGGCGCGCAATGGCCGACGCAGGCAAGCCGCTCGCAGTCAACATCACCGAAGCCAAGAGCAAGCGCAGCAGTCAGCAGAATAGATTTCACTTCGCCCGAATGGAACACTTAAGCGAGAGTGCGTGGGTGAATGGCGCAACATTTTCAAAAGAAGCTTGGCACGAGTTCTTTGCCGACCGTTTTGCGGCAAAAACTGAAGTGCGCCTCCCAGATGGCGAGATAAAGCTAGTTCGTCAAAGTACTTCCGATATGAACGTGGAGGAATTCTCGGCATTCTGCACAAAAATCGATGTGTATTGCTCTCAGAGCCTTGGAATTGATCTAGGTGAAATATGACAAAAAGTATCGCCGGTCAGCAGTTTGGTCGCCTCGTCGCATTAGAGCGGGTTGGCATGCAAAACAGAAAATCATTATGGAAATGTAAGTGTGATTGCGGCGGCATCAAGGTGGTCCGAAGCGATCACCTCTGCAGCGGGAAAATTGTCTCGTGCGGTTGCTATTTCAAGGAGGTAATGTCGAAGCGAATGACAACCCACGGGATGACAAATAGCCGCGTCTACAGAATATGGCATGACATGATCAATAGATGCCACTACGAGAAGTACCCTGAGAGGCATCTGTACGGCGGTCGTGGGATCAAGGTATGCACTAGATGGAGAGATTCGTTCCAAGACTTTCTAGCTGATATGGGCGAGCCGGATGGAAAACAAAGTATTGACCGGATAGACGTGAATGGTGATTACGAGCCAGGAAACTGTAGATGGGCAGATGCGAGCACTCAGGCATTAAATAGGAGGCCGCCAAGGCACACCGCGTCATCGCGATTGATAACGAATAACGGTGCAACCAAATCGCTTTCCGAGTGGTCCCGGCAATGCGGCTTATCGAGAAAGACCATCGAAGGCAGGTTGCGGCGTAAATGGAACATTGAAGATGCGCTAACACTTCCGCCAAAGCCGCCAAAGTCGCCTCGTTATAAGAGGTCGCAGAATGATTAACTACGTGTACTGCTCGCAGGAACTCGGGCTGGATCTTGGCGAAGCAGCATGACTTGCACCGTGGAGCTTGAAAGCAAATTGGAGGGAGACGAGATGAACGAACAGATGAAGCAAGTGCTGGAAGTGGCGAGGTCATACGTCAAATTGCAGAACGATGCCGAAGGAATGTTTGAGGGATTTGGCGGACGCAAGCCACGGCCAAG